CTACAGCCGAGCAATGGCTTGGCGTTCGGCGGCACCCGAAAGCAGGTAAAATTCGGCGGCTTCCTGATCGGCCGCCTCATCGATGATGGTAACGCCAACCACGGGCAAGCTGAACTTGCCGCTGGCCTTGCGCGCTGCAGACCGCATGATCGTGATCCGCGGGTCAGTGTTCGCGCCGCGGCCGGGCATCGGCCTATTGGTCGATCGTGACGTCATCGCTTGCCTCCCCCGTTGCCACCTTTGCCGGCGAGCGCAGCCGGCGCCTTGGATGCCTTTCGATCCTCGACAATCGCCTTGCCTACGAGCTCGCGCACCACACGCGCGAACGGCACCCGCCGCCTGTTCGCCTGTTCCCTGATGTAATCGAAAGCGAACTGGCCGAACGCAATCGAGATCTTCGGCCGCGCACCAGGCGTGGCGCAAAAGCCCGCCGCGCCGTGGGCGGGTGTGTGCGATCCGCGATCATCCTTGCCAACGAACGGGATCAGCGGCGACTTCATTTCACGCCGAGCTCGCGCTTGGCTTCATCGTAAGCCACATTCAGTTCGGCCATCAGCGTGTCATCACCATCGTGATCGGAGTGCCGATGCTTCGCCTTTTCCCGATATAGCGCCTTAATCGCATCACCGCTCCCTGTCCAGTCCGCTTTCAGCCCGACCCCCGCCACGGCTTTTTCCAATCGGGCGGCGCGATTCGCGTCGCGATACGGTTCGGGATCAATCCGATAAGCGGTCATCTGGTGGCTGCCTCCTGCCACGGGCCTTGATCTTCGACTTGCCATACATCGTTTTGGACTGGTTTTTGTCCAGCACCGTCACCACGGCAAAGCCTTTGATCACAAGGGTGAGGTGATTCCAGCGTATACGAAAAACGCCGGCTTTGATTGCTGTGATCACGGTGGGCGTAAGCAATGCCGCCCGAATCTGATTGGCAACAATACGATATTTTTGCTCCATGAAGGCGAGCATCTTTTCTTCGTTTTCCACATCGCGCCCATGCACTCCGGCGGCCGCCATTTCCCGCTGGATCGCCCTCAGATCGATGCCGCGCTCCCGCTGCAAATAACGGATCACGGCGTGGGTGGTGACATAAGGTTCGCGGGTCACCATTTTTTGTCACCATCATCCGTGGTGCCATCAAGCGATGTAATCGGCTGGCCGGTGGCCTCGTCGATCGGCAGCTCGTCCTTTTGCCGCTCGACGCGCGCCGCGATCGCGCCGGCGCTGGGCCAGGTAAAGCCGGCGCCGATCACCGGGCGGCCGGTAGGCCACAGCACGTGATAATCGCCCTTCGGGTCTTTCACCTCATCGAGCCCGATCACGCGATAGGTTTGGAGAGTCTCGCGGGCCCGGCGCAATCGCGTCTTGATGCGCTCGCGATATCTGATGCGGCCTTTTTCATCGTTTGACTCGTCATACGGCACCAGCGATTTGTAAGCCGCGGCCAGTTCGGCATACGTGATGACGCGCTGAACCGACGGCGGCAGCTGGAGGCCCGCCGGCGGCGCCATACCGCCATCGGCCAGCGCCTTGAGCATCGCACGAAAGAAAACCACCTCGGGCCCGCGCAAGCGAAAGTGTTTCGACGGATCACGATTGCCGGTTTGCTTTCCTTGCCGATCATCATCGCGGTGGCTTTCCTCCTCCACCGTGCGGTTCGGCAAGCGCGCCACACATGACGTGATCGGGTCGCCATCCTCATCGGTGCCAAGGATGATTTGCGGCAACACGAATTCCCAATCGATCTTGTCCTGGCCCTCGCGCTGCTTTTCCACCACCACCCGGTGGCGCACGCGCCCGTCATCATCGCGCAACAGCCCGACGCCTTTTTGTTCGACAAGTTCGACGCGCAAGGTTGTCTCGATACCGTTGGCGATCTGTTCATTGCCGCGGTGCCGGCCCTCGGTATTGGTGTGGCCGATGATCCAGAGGCCGGCGCCGGTTTTGGCGCGCAATGACTCGTAGCGATTCAGGATCAGCGAAACGTCCTCGCTTTTGATTTCGCTGGAGCCGCGGGTGGCCGCGTTGTGGGTGTCCACGATGATCACACCCAGCGGCACGGTCCACGATTTCGTCACCTCGATAATCTCGGCCGCCAACGCCTCGATATTTTCCTCGCTGGCGTACACGTTCGGCGGCCGCGTCAAGGCGGCGAACGGAATCGCACCGGGCTTGATATCGTTCGCTTGCGCATAGGCCTGCATGCGCAGCGAAACGCCCACGCCGCCCTCGTAGCACAGCAGGATCACGCCCATCCGCTTCACCTTGCGGCCGCGGTATTCGATCCCGCGCGCAACGTGCATGCCCATATCGAACGCCGTGAACGATTTGCCGCATCCGGATCGGCCAATCATCAGCACCGACTCGCCCAGCGGGATCACGTGTTTGATCAGCCATTGGTAAGTTTTGGTCGATTGGCTTTGCTCGCCCCACCGGATCAATCCGAATTTCGGCTGGTACGGGCCGGCCGACTCCGGCACCGGCTCGCCGCCGTCCAGCAGCCGCGCTTCCTCGGCGATCATCTTGCCGAGATCCCGCGCAAGCACGCCGCGCTCGGCATCAGAGCCCACGATCGGCGCCGCGGCGATCAGATGCGCCGCATATTGCGCGGCCGTGTAGCCGGGGAATATCTCGGCTTTGCCCTCCGTCGCGAGCGCCTGGGTGACCAGTGCCAGCGTGATTTCATCGCCGGCAGTGCGCGCTGCGCAAATCGCCTGAAACAACGTGCCATGCGCGATGCTGGAAAAATCGAGCGCCACCAGTTCGGTTTCGACGGCATCGATCAGATTGACATCCGCCAGCAACAGCCCGAGCAAATCGCGCTCGCGTTCCAGATCGTCAGGCAACCATCGCCGATCGTTCGGATCGCCGGGCGGCAGTTCTAGCGGCACCTGTTCGGGATCATCCTCCCATGGCACCGGCTCGACCGGCGGATCGTCCCGCGGCGGCACGGGCGTAAGCGCGGGCGATGCGGCCGCGGCCGGAATGTTGGCCACGATCCACGCACCGGCGGCGGTACGTTCGAGGCCTTTCAGCCACCGCACCATGTCGACGGCGCCGGCGCCCTCTTTGTTGTTCCCGTGATCGCGCCAGTCGCCGGTGGCGACGTTCAGCTGAAACATGCCGTCGACGCCAAACCAATAATCATCGTCAACGGAGAGATCGGCCCGCGGCTCACCAAGGAGCCCACGTGCCACCATCAACCAGATCGGCTCCTGGGTCATCGGCGATGCCAGGCCGGATAAGTTTGCTTGTGCGGATCGCGCGAAAGCCACCAGCCGCGCCAAGTCGAGCCATCGTGCGCGGGATCGAACACAAACCACGCGAAATCGATCTGGCCACCATTGCCGCGCATCGGCGCCCGTAGCTTGTGCTCCGGCGGCAAGCACGCCGGCCGCGGCCGGCACACCCACACGAAACTCAGCGGGAGCTTTTCCAGCAAGCGAGACTTGCCTTGCAACGCCGATAGCCGGAGGAATAACGCCGCCTTGGCTTTCAGTTCACCGCGCGCCATCCGCTCTAGAATTTCATCGGCGGCGACGAACGGGCAATTGGTCACCGTGTGCGCACCGGGGATGAACAGCTGGCCGCGCCGGCCCAGCGAATTCACCTTGCGGATCACGTGGCCTGCACCGCGCTTTACCTGCGGAAAGATATCGGCCCCCTCGGTGCGCTTGCCGTGGCGCCTGGCGCCATCCAGCACGCGCGCCAGCCCGCAAAACGGATCGAACACCGCCGGCAGATCGAACCGCTCCTCGCGGAACAGCGCATGCGCGCACCATGCCGGCTCCGGATACCAATCGCGTGGCAAGCGATCGTAACCGCCCTCGGTCTTTTTGCGCGGCCGGTTCGTCACCGCCTCCGGCCGACCAGCTTTTTGTTTGCTCATGGCATCGGCCCATTGGTCGATCGCATCACGTGCCAGCCATACATCGCGATCAGCGAGGCCTCGGCGCGCGCCTCATCCTTTTTGCGAACAAACAAAGCGCCATGCCCCGGCAGCAGCGCGATCGCCTTTTGCCGCGATAGTTCCTTGTCCGGGCCTTTCAGATCGTGATGCTTTTTCCAGACGCGCGGCACCACCCGCTTGAATTCGAGGCCGCAACACATCACCACCGTGCGCAGCGATCCCACCACATCTCCGAACTTCATCGCCGATGCGGCACCCATGCCGCGGCGCACGCCGTGCACATCGGGGATCGATGGCATGGCCGTCACCAGTTCGATGAAACAAAAATCAGGACGATGCCGGTCGATCCACCGCCAGATCGGCCGCGGATCAACGCAGTGCTGCGGTTCTACACCAAAGATCGGAACGTCAAGGCATTCGAGGAAATCGGCCGAGCGATCGTAAATAGCCAAAGCACCTCGGATGCCGGGATCGATGCCCAGCACACGCATGAGCCTCCTCCATGCGCGTGGTGATCAGTGCGTTGAAATCGACGGCGGGTCCTGTTCGGAGTCGTCCGATGCGGCGCCGGGCTGGCGCATATGCCGCGGTCTCAAGTCGCGTTCGGCATCATCGTTCGCCGCAGCGGCCGGCGCATCGGCCAGATCGCGGATCAGATCGCCTTGCGCATCGAACTTGCCGAGCTCGCGATAGACGTCGAAATGGAAAAGGAATTCAGAAACTTTATTTGATGCCATTTTTTTCAGGCGCATGAACAATGCGAACGCGCCTTTGTGCAGCCGATCGCCGGCAACGGCATCCTTGATCAGTTCGGCGCGAACCGTGTTGTGTTCGGACACGGTGCCATCGTGGGACATCACCTTGCGAACAAGCGCCTCGAATTTTGCGGGGCTGATCGCTTGCGATGTGTTCGTCGATTCCTTGGGTGGTGTTTTTGGTCCGACGGATTTTTCCGATCGTGTTTTTTTCGACGTTGCCTTTGGAGCCATGGTGTTTGCCCTCCTTGCGGGTGTGGTGATCGGCGATCCGACTCGCCGAACATAAACGGGTTCCACCGAGCTTTGCAAATCGGTTCGATCGCCGGCGCCGGAATTCGGCGGGCGCGCCGTGCGCGTCCCGCCGATGATCCGAACGGGGACACAGTCACAGCCACCCGATGGAGAACTATACCGCTTAACAGCGGTAGTTCTAGACTCTGAGCCGCGCGCGCGAGGGGGACATCGGGACACTGTCCCCGGAGTGTCCCCGTGTCCCCGAGGCCAGTTATCCCCACAATTCAGGGGGCTTTTTACCCCCTAGCTTCGGATACAATTTTGGGTTTATAATCTTGGCCGTCGGGTGGAATCAAACCCCACCCGCAACGGAGGCACAGATGGCAAATTCAGCGACACCCGATCGGGCAAATGATCGGGATTTTTGTATCGTGATGGCGCGCACCAAAGCCGGTGCATTCTTCGCCGAAACCGACACCGGCCAAGCCACGCAAGAGTCGGCGATCAAAGCAATCGCGGATGGCATCATCCTCGATGCCACCGCGGTGATCATGTTCAACCCGGTCGAAAACTTTTCACGCGACATCAGCGAGGATGTGGCGCGCGCCGTGCTGGCAAATCACCTCGACGAATTCGGCGAGCCGCAATCATGGGCCGTCGATTTTTTAGAAACTCACTTGGGTTGCCAGACGGTGGCCGATGCCGTGCGCGAGTGGAATTCATGAGCGCGAAACGCAAGTCGGCGATGCCATCGGATGCACAGATCGGCATCGCGATGATGTGGCTCAATGCAAACGACGGATGCGGCGCCGATCGGCACGGCCGCCGGGCGCGAATCGCAAGCGCCTCCATTTGCGCCGCGGGCACTGGCGGCACTTCGCCACCTACCGCACGTGGATCAAATGGATGATGGTGGGAAACCCCGATTTAGGCTTTGTCGACAAGGAATATCGGGCCTGATCATGGCCAGATTTCCACACCGTTACAGCCTCGGGTTGCCAACGTTCTGGAACAATTATAGATTGTTGCCCTGATCCGCGCTGTTGAGGAGGCACCCCATGCGCATTCGCTATTACGGCATCCCTGTGCCGGTCGCCGGCGGCGCCGGCATGATCGTGCGCTGGTGTGATGACGACAAACCGAAAGGCAAGCCCACCGATCTGGTGCCGCGCCACGATCTGGTCGATCAGGCGCCGGGCCTCGATTGGAAACCGAATAGCCGCGAACTATCCCAGCTGTCGATCGCGCTCTGTGCGCACGTGCTGAAAGACGATCGGCGCGCCATCAAAGTCTATCAGCGTTTCAAGCTCCGGAAGCTTGCCGAACTAAGGGCCGGCGAACCGTGGTCGCTGATGGCCGATGATATCCTCGCCGAAATCGTCGATCTGGAAACGGTCGAAAAGGAAACGCGCCGCGATGTGGCCGCGGTGGCGCGCGAGCGCGGGCCGGTCGAACATGAGGGCGGCACGGGTCCGGGCGGTGCGCCGATCAAATGGGACACCGACGAGCACGGCCAGCGCAAAACACCACGCGGCTCCGACGATGAGTAACATCCCGCGCGAATTGCCGGCCGCTTTGGCGCTTTCGATTTTCACCGCGGTGGTGATGATCGCCGGCGTTTATTTGACTCCCCTTGGTGCTTGCGATCGGCACGCGCCACCCGGCACGCCGGGGTTCTGTCAACAGCATCGGAGCGCACGATGAAACAGGCACAAGCCCTCGATACGGTGAAAAAAGATATCGACACGGCCGTGGCTACGCGCGTGATCACATCGGAGGAGGGCCGCACGTTCGCGGCAATTATCTTGCGGCTGATCGAAACCCTGCGCGATGGCGAGCCCAAGACGCAAATGCCAGCGCGCCATCATCAGTGATTTTACGCCATCCGGCGCCTCGCGGATTTTCAGGGGCGGAGCAAAGCACATGACGAACCATCCTAATCGTAAAAAAGAGCGTGCAATTGTTGTGACGACGTCGCATCGCGGCGTGTTTTTCGGCTATGCGGCGGAAACTGACGGCGCGGTGATCAAACTCCGCGCGGCGCGCAATTGCCTTTATTGGTCGCGCAACGTGAAGGGGTTTTTGGGTCTCGCCAGCAGCGGGCCTGTCGGCGACAGCCGAGTCGGGCCTGCCGCCGACATTGAGCTCCGCGACATCACTTGCGTGGCCGAGTGCTCGGCCGAAGCAGCGAAAGTGTGGGAGGCGGCGCCGTGGAAATAGTGCCGGCGGCAAATGTCATTCGGGGCTCCGCTCCGAATGACATTATCTTTCATCGCTCCGGCTACGGCGACGGCTCCGGCTCCGGCTCCGGCGACGGCTCCGGCTACGGCTACGGCTCCGGCTCCGGCTCCGGCTACGGCTACGGCTCCGGCGACGGCTACGGCTACGGCTACGGCGACGGCGACGGCTACGGCTACGGCGACAGCTACGGCTCCGGCGACGGCGACGGCTCCGGCTACGGCTACGGCGACGGCGAATATTGGCTGGCCACTATCGATGCTTTCGCATCGAAGTGGCCAGCCACTTTGCAGCGCCGGCTTGCTGAATTGCGCAAGTCCGGCGCGCCGATCGCCTTTTGGCGATCGGACGCAAATGGTCAGCCGTCGAACAACGGCGGCAAAATCGAGGCTGCCGCACCAGGCGTCATTCATACTTCGTCGGGACCGTTGTGTGCCTGCCAGCCGGGCACGCTACACGCCACTGTCATTCCGCCGAAGTGGCAAGGCAGCCGATGGTGGATCGTCGCCATGATCGGCGATGTCGTGACTGATGGCGACAAACTCGGCGCGCTTAAGCGGGAGATCATAGGCGAATGTCTGTGATCGACCAAAGCGCGCGCTTTCGTGAGCGGCACCGCACCTACGGGCTGGCGGTGCCGTATCACGACGTGTCGCCGATGCTACGCGCCGCGCACAGTGTGGTGGCGGCGCGTAGGGCGAGGAGCGGGACGGCCACATAGCCCTGGCACGCGCACGATCCCGGCTCACCCATCACCCACCGGCTTAATTGAGGAGGCAAAACCATGAAAGCCGATACACCACGGGACGATCTGCGGATCGTCGAACTGCAGGCTGAGAATTTCAAACGCCTGACCGCCGTTACCATCAAGCCGGATGGCTCGATGATCGTCATCAGCGGGAAAAACGGCGCCGGCAAAACCAGCGCACTGGATGCGATCGCGGTGGCGATCGGCGGCAAGAAGGCAGCGCCCAAGGAGCCGATCCGCAAGGGCGCCAACAAAGCGGAGATCTCGCTCGATCTCGGCCGGCTGCGGATCAGGCGCACATTCACGCGCGATGATGCCGAAGGCGAAATCAGTTCGACGCTGACCTTGGAACAAGCCGATGGTTCGCGGCCGCGATCGCCGCAAGCCTTGCTCGACGATCTGATGGGTGAGCTCGCATTCGATCCGCTCGATTTCCTGCGCAAGCCCGCCAAGGATCGTTTCGACACGCTCAAGCTTTTGGTGCCGGAAATTGATTTCGATGGCATCGCAAAGCAGCGCGAGGCGGCATTCAACCGGCGCACCGAGGTGAACCGCGATGCCAAGCGCGAACGCGCCGCGGCCCAGGTGATCGTGATTGATCCGGACTTGCCGGCGAACGCGCCGGACATCACGGCGCTGATCGCCGAACTGCGCGCCGCCGGCCAATACAACACCGAACTGGAGGGCCGCGCATCGCGCCGGCGTGCCGCTGGGCGCGAAATCGACGAACTGAACGATCGCGCCGAAAAGCTACGCGCCGAGGCCACCTCGCTGGAGGCGCGCGCCATCGAATTGCAAGCGCGGCTCGATGCGGCCGAGGAATTGCCGGCGCCAAAGGATACCGCCAAGCTTGAGCGCGATATCGAACTTGCGCGCGCGCAAGCCGACGCGGTGGAACAGCGCGCCAGGCGCCAGGCGCACATCGACGCCGCCAATCGGCTTGAGGAGTCCAGCGCAGCCCTCACCCTGTTGATCGAAAAGCTCGATGCCGACAAACAGGATGGCGTCGCCAAGGCGCAATTGCCGGCCGGGCTTTCGATCGGCGAGGGCAACGATATCCAGCTGGCAGGCGTGCCGTTCGATCAGGCCAGTGCGGCCGAGCAGCTGCGCGCGTCCACCGCGATCGCCATGGCGCTTAACCCGCGGCTGCGCGTGATCCTGATCCGCGACGGATCGTTGCTCGATGCCGACTCGATGGCGCTCCTTGCCGGCATGGCGGCCGATCGCGGCTATCAGGTTTTTGTCGAACGTGTCGCAGGCGATAAGCCGGCCGGCATCGTCATTGAAGACGGGAGGATCAAATAAATGGGTACGTCACGCGCACCAAACAAATACGATAAGGCGATCGGCAAAAAGCTCAAAGAGGCGCGGGTGGCCAGCCAGCTTTCGCAAGCGGATGTCGCCAATGCGATGGGCGGCCTCACCTTTCAGCAAGTTCAGAAATATGAAGGCGGCACGAACCGCATCAGCGCCGGGCACCTGTGGATGGCCGCGAAATACCTCGGCAAACCCATCGCGTGGTTTTTTCCGGAGGAATGAATGTGCCGCTTTGCGACATGCCTCGGCTGCGATGGCGAGGGTGAAACCGGCACCGGCGTGATGTCGCATTCGGTCAACAGTGCAACAATCGATCCGCCTTGGGAGGTGACGGAAACGTGCCGCACTTGCCACGGCAAAGGCTACGTCGAAATCGAAAGCGAACCGAGAACACTTGAGGACATCGAACAGGAGGACTCTGATGAAAGTAACACCGCTTCCTGATGGCATTTATTTCGATCTGGACGAGGAACAATATCATCGCGATCCCGCGCTGGGGTCGTCCGACATCAAGCGGCTGCACCGCGGCGCTTTCGAGTATTGGTGGGGATCGAGCCTTAACCCGTGCAAGCCCGAGGACGAGGAAACAAAAGCCCAGGCGGTCGGTACCGCGATTCACAAGATCGTGCTTGAGGGCAAGCAAGCTTTTGATGCGCGCTATGTGCGCCGGCCGAACGATGAGCGCGGCGCCACCGGCCCGGAAAAGAGCGCGGTGACCAAAGCGGCGAATGCCGCGGCCGCCAAGATCGGCAAGGAGTCGCTCCATGGCTCCGATTACGATCGCACGGTGATCGCCGGCACGATGATCGCCAAAAATCCCGATCTGGCCACATCGTTCAGCGGCGGCATGGCCGAGGTCTCGATCTTTTGGACCGCAACGGTGCGCACGCCCGATGGCGGAACGCATAAGGTGCGGTGCAAGGCGCGCATCGACTATTTGAAGCCGCGCGGGATCGGCGATCTGAAATCCGTAGCCAATGAACGCCGGCGTCCGTTCCCTGTGGCGTGCCGGTTGGCCATTCGCGATTACCGGCACGATCTGCAGGTGGCGCATTATCTCGATGCGCGTGCCGCGCTGCCGGCACTGGTGGCCACCAAACAGATTTTCGTCAAGGGCTCGGCCGCCGATCTGGAACGGATCGTCGAATTTCTAGAGCGCGTCGTGGCGGCAGAGGACTTCGCTTTTCAGTTTGTGTTTTTCCAGAAAAGCGGCGCGCCGCGGACGTGGTCTTGCGTCTATTCGCCGGAGAACAAAAAGGAAGCCCGCGCAGCCAATCCGTTGCTCGTGAATGCGCGCCTCGATCGAACGGCGGCGCTTGCCACTTATGCCGAGTGGGCGGCCAAGGCGCCGGCCGGCGAGGCGTGGATCGAACACGATCCGGTGCTTGAGGCCGACGAAACCGAAATGCCGATGGCGTTTTTGGGCGGCTGAACCATGGAGTCGATCGCGGCCGCCATCCGTTTCAAATAAGGAGATCGAACTGTGAAAGCGACGATGCAAAGCACTGACCGCATGGTGACGATGAAATCGCCAAACGGCGGAACCTATCGGGCCCGGGTTTGGGAGGGGCGTCACCGAAAGCGGCGTTCCCTTTGTGGCCTACATCGGCATGATCCAGTGCGCCACCGAGCACAGGCGGGCCGAATTCGAGCGCGATCTGAAAGAGCATAAGCCGCCATCCGGCGAAACCATCCGCGCGATCGATGCGCGGTTCATCCTGTAACCATCCACCAAATCGAGGAGGCATTTTCTATGAGCAACAAAGACTCCGGCACCGTAATCGATAACGAAACCGGCGAAGTCGTCGGCACCGAAACATCGGTCATGGAGGTGAACCCGATCGTCGCCGCCGAAATCAATCAGCAAGTGGCCACCGCCAGACGATTCCCGCGCCGGCGGGATACCGAGATCGCAAATGAAATTCTCGGCCGCGCAACGCTAAACGAGGAGATCGCCAGCGAGTGCATGTATTCGCTCAAGCGCGGCGATAACGATATCGTGGGGGCATCGATCCGCTTTGCCGAAATCGTGCGAGCCAGCTACGGCAACATCCGCGTGGCGACGCGCTTTGTTCGGATCGATGACGATCACCCCGACCGGGCTGCGGTGATCGTGGAGGCCGCGTGCCTCGACGTCCAGACAAACAATTCCGAAATCATCCCAATCCGGCGCAGCATCATGACCAGCGGCCGCGGCAACCAAAGGCCGCGGATGTATAACGCCGACATGATCAACATGACGGTGAATGCCGCATCGGCGATCGCGCGCCGCAATGCGATTCTGGCGATCGTGCCGAAATCGATTTGGGCCATCGGATATCAGCGGGTGGTCAAGGTGGTGATGGGCGATGCCACCACGCTGGCGCAGCGACGCGCCGCGATCATCGAAGCATTCGGCCGGGTTGGCATCAAACCCGAGCAGCTGTTCGCCGCGCTGAACGTAAAAGACGAAACCGACATCAAGATCGAACACATGCCGCAACTGGTCGGCATGATGACGGCCATCAAGGACGGCGAAAACCCGGAGGTGGTGGTGGGCCGGGCCACCACGGATCAGGCCAGCGAGCGGCCTGGGGTGAAAAACCCGCTGGCCGATCCGCCAGCCACCGCATCAACGGCCGGCCCGGGCGGAAACGGCGGCGGTTCCACCTCAAATCAAGGGGTAAAAAGTGACGATGCCGCGCAAACGGCCAAGGAAGGGCAAGGAAGGGCCAAGGACCCGGCGCGCTCTACCACAGCGGCTAAGGTGGAAGCGCCAGCCTACGCCAGCGGCTCGGGCGGCGCGCCGGCGAAAAAACCCACACCGGAGGAATATGCCGCCACCGCCACGGCTGTGATCACCCAGGCCAAGGAAAACGGCACCGGCAAGGACAAGGCCGCCAAGGCCGCGATTGCCGATGCATTGGAACGCTGGTGGCGCAAGGCGCGCCCGATCCGCATCGAAATCAAAATGCCGGCCGAGGTGCTGGAGCCGCTGCAGGAAAACTACGAGCGCACAATCGCCGAACTGCGGGAGGAATCCGATGGCGCCTGAGATTGAGGTTCCGCGTTTCAGGCAACTGGCCGAATACATCGGTCAGATCACCTCCATGTGCCGGCCGCCGCGGCAATCGAGCTCGGCGAACTCATGCGCGAACTGACTGCGGAATCGCACAAGGGGGGCACCTCACAATGAACTGGTCACCACAACAGGATCGGGCCCTAACCGATGTCGCGCGGTGGCTGGAAAATTCGCGCGGCCGTCCGGTGTTTCGTTTGTTTGGTTATGCTGGCACCGGCAAGACCACGCTCGCCAACAGCTTTGCGCACGAATTCGGCGGCGTGGTGCGGTTCGCATCGTTCACCGGTAAGGCGGCGCTGGTGATGCGGCGCAAAGGCTGTGACGGTGCCAGCACGTTGCACAGCCTGATTTACAAAACGGTCGAGCGGCCGGACGGCACGGTGGAATTCGTGATCAATCGCGAAAGCGAATTGGCTACCGCCGAATTGCTGATCATCGACGAGGTGTCGATGGTGAACGAGGAACTCGGCCGCGACGTGCTTTCGTTCGGTGTGCCGGTGCTGGTGCTGGGCGATCCGGCGCAATTGCCGCCGGTGAAGGGCGCGGGGTATTTCACAACGGAAAAGCCCGACGTGATGCTCACCGAAATCCACCGCCAGGCGTTCGACAATCCGATCGTCCGCATGGCCACCACTGTGCGCGAGGGCGGCCGGTTGCGGCTTGGCGAATTCAGTGCCCAAGGCAGCGAACATACATCGCGAGTGATCAAGCGCGCAGATCTCACCCAGCGAATGGTGATGTCGGCCGATCAGGTGCTTGTGGGCTTGAACAAAACGCGCATGGGCACCAATGGCAAGATGCGCTCCGTGCTAGGCCGGCCCGCCGATCGGCCGGTCGAGGGCGATCGCCTCGTGTGCTTGCGGAACAACAAAGACAAGGGCCTTCTCAATGGTGGCCTTTGGGAAATCGAAATGGCGGAAATCACCACGGATATTTGCGATCTGATGATCAAGTCGCTGGACGATCCGGCCGATGGCGGCCAGGTGCCGGTGCAAGTGCCGCTTTCGTTTTTCATCACCGGCGATTGTGATCTGCCGCCGCGTGCGCGCCGCCAGTTCGATGAATTCACCTATGGCTACGCGCTCACCGTGCACAAGTCCCAAGGCTCGCAATGGGATGACGTGCTGATCATGGACGAAAGCCACTCGTTCGGCAAAGCCGTGGCCAATGGCTCCGGCGATGCCGACACCGGCGACACGTTCCGCCAACAGTGGCTTTACACCGCGATCACGCGCGCGGCCGAGTCGGTCACGATCGTGCAGCCCGATTGGTATTTCAAATGAGTGCCGCCGATAGCGCCGCGGGCTTACGCCGGTTCGCCGGCTGGATGATGGACACCTCGCCGGAAAGGGCCGGCCTGCTCAAGGCCGCCGACGAGCTCGATGAATTGCGCATGCTGGTCGGCCATCTGATCGTGGCCGCCGGCGGCACGGTGCTGATCGAACGCCATCAGGTTTTGCAATGCCAATATCCCGAAATCAGCCGCGTCGACGATCCGGCCGGCGATATTCTTTTCAGTGCGACCATCGCCAACAAAGGAGGCAACACGCCATGACGAAAACAAAGGCAGCCGCACCCGCGGCTGAACAAACAACGCTGCCCGCATCCGCCAAGATTGGCTTTGTCCGGATGGTGCCGCTATCCGCGCTCGAGCCCGGCAAAGCGATCAATGCCCGCATCGAAAAGCCCAGCAAGGAGGACGATGACGCGCTGTCCAATTCGGTTGCCAAAATCGGATTGATCCTCCCGCTGGCGGTGCGCGAAACCGCGGCCGATCGCTACGCCGTCATCGATGGCAACCGGCGCCTGGCGGCGCTGGTGGCGCTGGCCAAGGCCGGGCGTATTCCCACCGATATGCAGGTGCCCGTCATGGACCATCAGCAAATCGATATCGCCGGCGCGCTGGAAATGTCCTTGGCGGCAAACATGGAGCGCCTCGATCTGCACGAGGTCGATCGCTACGAAACGTTTGCTGAACTGGTGCGCCACGGCCGCACGCCGGCACAGATCGCATCACGGTTCATCCTTACGCCGCGGCAAGTCGATCGGGCGTTGGCGCTGGGCAAGCTTTCGCCGCTGATCCGCAGCAAGTGGCGCGAGGGCAAGATCGATGAGGAGGCGGCCCGCGTGTTCGCACTGGCCGCCGGCGATTTCGCGCGCCAGGATCGGGTGTTCGCATCGCTATCGAAGGGCGGCGGTTTGAATTCGTGGACCATCCGCAAGGCGCTGGTGGGCGATCGTCACGAGGCCGATAAACTGATCGCGTTCGTCGGCATCGAAGATTATCGCGCCGCCGGCGGCGCCATCACCGAGGACCTTTTCAGCGACAAGGAAAAGGATTCCGCGATCCCCACCGATCTGGCGCTTCTAAAAAAATTGTTCGACGAAAAGCTTGTTAAAAAAGCCGAGGACATCAAACGCGCCGGCTGGAAGTGGGTCGATCTGGCAACCGACATGCCGCAATCGTGGTCGTATAGCTACGAGCGCCTCACCCAAAAGGGCGGCAAGTGGACCGATGCGCAGATGGAGCGATCTGGCGTCGTCTTGCAGTTCGATTTCAATGGCACGTTCTCGGCGGTGTACGGCGTGGTGAAGCCGGCCGACAAAAAAGCCACCGACAAAAAGAAGGCCGCAGCAAAAGGTGTGGAGATCGGGCCCGCGATTTCCAACGCGCTGGTGCAACGGCTTTCCGAAACGCTCACATGGGCCACGGCCGATGTGCTGCAATCCGATATCACCATCGCGTTGCCGGCGATCCTTGCCGGCTTTGCGTCGCAAGACAAGATCGTCGACGTGCGCGAGCACGGCCTCAAGATGAAAAAGGAGGGCGATAGCGGCCGCGGTGAAATCATGTTCGCCAATTCGTTCAAGTCGGTGTCGCGGCTTGATCGACAAGGCCAGCTGGAAATCTTGGCCAAGGTAGCGTCGCGTGCGCTCGATTTTCAGGTGCAAAGCGCCGAGCATCCGCCGCTGGATGATCCGGCGATCGCCGCACTGTGCGGCGCACTGAATGCCGAGGCCATGACCAAAGCCTTGGAAAAATATTTCGATCCGAAAGATTATTTCGAGCACGTGCCGAAGGCGCTGATCGTGAAGGCTGTCGCCGAAACGCTGGGCAAAGGCCATGCGGATAAGGTGGCCAAGATGAAAACCGCCGAGGCCTGCAAATTCGCGCTAAACAACGTGCCGAAAACTTGGCTCCCTGAGCAGTTGCGGTGGGCCGGATATGCGGGGCCCGGACCTAAAGCACGGCGCGGCAAATGAAGCGCGCACGGCAAAAGCGGTTCAAGCCGCCGATCGCCGGCACGTGCCGCATCTGTGGATGCGCGGATGATCGCGCATGTGCCGTCGGCTGTTCATGGGTGGACGCCGAGTGCACCTTGTGCTCGGCGTGCGCGGGATCTCCGGCCGATGCGCGCTATTCAATGCGCTGGATTTGCCATCTGTTGCGCAGCGCCGGCGACAAGCCGCCGGCAGACAACATTACCGTGAAGGCGGCGCTTATAATCGCCGCCACCACAGCGGCAAGATTTCAGCGATGATCGGGATTTTTATTCGCACGCTAGTGATCGTGTTCCTGATCGTCGTGGCCGCTTTTTTCATCGCACTGCGGGCACCGCCCAAACCATCCAAGGCGCCCGCGGTGCCGGCGATCGTGCGATGTGCGACCGATCCGACGAAGGAAGCGGTAGTCTGTAAATAAGGAGGGGACTCAAGTATATAATTCCCCAAATAAAAGGGCCCGGCGTCACCGCCGGGCCAGTCTAGGGAGGAAACGCCCAAGGAGGGCGACGGTAACGAGGGGACCATCCCGTCGCTACCGCACACCGAGATCGTTAAGCGATCGCATCGCTGCAATCAAGTAGGCCCGCGACCACTATCGTCGTCGATCGGCAGATCATTGCGCTCGGTTATGATATCGCCATCGGGCGTCAACGTCTCAGCCAGATAGCGCCGGCGTTGAAACGGCTGCGGCTGCGGCGGCGGTTGTCCGTCCTTGCGGGCATTGCGCACCTCGAGTCGCCATTGTCCGGTTCGCAATTCCGCAAAGCGATCGTCATCCTCGCGGTTGTGCAGCGAAATGATGCGATAGATCAGGCGCCGCGTTTCATAGACAAGCTTGCGCGAATTGGCGAACTCACGATTCAAATAAATCATGATCGTGGCGGTGCCGGCCGCGACGGCACCCATCAGATAAACGGTGTCTTGCGACACCTGCATCACCGCCGCCGGTGCTTCCGCCAGTATCATGGTCCGCCCTGTATGGCCGCGCTCGATTCCACGAGCTGTCCGCGGATGATCTCTTTGTCCTTTTCGATGTAGCCGAACTGTGTCTGGAACACAGTCCGGCTACCACCGAAAAGGAATCGCAATGACACTGATAGCCCCAAGGCCCCCCCCCAAGGGATTCTAGCGTGGCTGGTATCGTCCTCGGCCGCCACGGCACTCGGCTATGCGTTGCCGGTTTTGGTCGGCGCCACCCCGGGCGCTGCACCAGGTGCCGCTTGTGCGGCCGCTGGCTCCTTGGCGTTCGGCGCCGCCGGCGGGATCGCGATCGGATGCACCGCGTTTGGGTCAGCCTTGGCATCCGGCGCCGGCGCCGGCGGTGCCCGCTTGGCGCGATCGGCATTCACCGCATCGAGCACTTTGGTGACGCCCATCGCGATCATGTCGTTTGTGACATCGCCGCCGTAGCCGGTGGCGTTGATCGACAAGCGCAGCGCGCGGCAAGCGGCACCGTTTTTGAGCGCGGGGTTTACCACCGCATCGGCCGCCTTGATGATGCAGATCGCACCATCCTGATAGACCTGATCGCTGATGAATTCGGCGCGCCAGCCCTCCTCGGCTTTCACGTATGCGGCCAAGGCGGCTTTGCCGACTGCGATTTCCTCGTTCGTCATAACTGAAAAACTCCCTTGTGTTGGTCAGGCGGATTGAAGCGCGGTCAGATCGCGCAACAGCGTGGCCTCATCGAACCCTTGCGGCGAAACGCTATTGCGCAATCGCTCAAGGCTCAAATAGGCGATCCCTTCGTCCATCCACGTGGTGAGCCACCCTGGCTCCACCGCGTGCAATCGACCCCATGTCCACACAAGGAAATTGCCGACCGAATTCCGGCCGACCAGCGGCATGTAATGCCCACCCTCAATGCCGCCGCCGGTAACAACGCTGAACGGCTCGGCCCTGTTGAACTGGTCGATCGCGCTGGTGGGCAGCTGAACACCGAGGCCAACCGCACCCATCAGAAACGCGGCCTTGGAGATCTGTGCGACGTCGCCGGCATTCAGCGCAACATAAGGCCCGATCTTGTGGCGCTTGCCGCTCGCGTCGATCAATCCGATTTTCTGGCGATACGCGGCCGCGGCCTGCATATCGGTGCCATCGGTATAGGCTGTGTCGCCCGGGTTCATGGCCAGATAATCGGCCAACACATTCGCGATGGTGAACGGCGCCGGTGCGCCCGTCGACTCCGCGGTCCACAGCATCGTTTCGTGAGCGCCGCCGGCTTGCACGCAATCGCTGGCGCTATCGTTTCCCAGCATGCCCGGCTGGGCTACGAGCCACGGGCGGCCGAATACCGCCGGCGTGAGCGGCAAGTTCGGCGCGGAAAAGTAAGCGCCGAACTTGAGTTTCACCGCCTCGGGCCGTGCATCTTTTTTGCCGAGGCGAAACATCGCTCGATCGCGTCCTTACTGGAACGTGCCGCTGATCTTGACGGGAACGCCGCTCACTATCGCCGTCACCGACACCGATGCACCGGAGGCCTTGAGCCGCGCACCTTGCGTCGCCGGCGCCGCGGTCACAGCACCGCAGATGATGCCAGCCACCTCCTCGGCTGTGGCTACCGCCGGATTGGCGGTGAGGATGCGGGCGACGGTGGATGCGGTGGGAAGAAAACCGCACGCCTGCTTTGCCGCCGCATCAACGCTGGCCGCGGTGATCGGGAGGCCGGTGAAAGGATTGGTGCCGCATGCCGCCAAAGCCAAGCAAGCGGTGCCGATGAAAAACCCGCAAACAATTCCGCGCATAGTCACTCCTTCTGTTCGAGCACTGTGGTGGTGCCCTCGATGGCGAAACGACCACCGCCGGCGTGGATAGAAAACTTGTCAATGCGCACCGCGTACCATTTCCGGCCGTCGCGCATCAGCAATTCCGCGCCGGGCCTGGCATCGAGGTGCGCCGCGGCCAGCGCATTGCGGATCATCGCCTCGTTCACCACCTTGCCTGCGGCCGCGGCTGGCACGATCGCGGCGCCGATCAGGACGCCGCTGATGATGAGGCGATGAATCATTGTCAGCTGGCCGGCGGTGTCGGCGCGGGTGCACCATTCGATGCCATCGTGGCGATCGTGTTGTCCTTGGTGGTCGAGCCCTTCGAACTGCCGAAATAGAATTGATAGATGGCGGTGAAGCCCACGCCCATCACGGTGCCGACCATGATCTTGAACGTATCGGTGTCGGTTTTTCCGGTGAGCGCCAGGATGTAGACGAGGCCGATGATCGAGATCGCGCTAAAGATCGCGAGGAACGATTGCGTGTCCGGAAAGCCAATGCGCCACTCTTGTTTGGCTGGCGCTGGAGTCGTGTCGGCCATAGGTGCCCCTCTTTGTTTGATCAGAAGCCGTGGGTGATGAGAACGTGCAAACAAGCCTTGCTGATCTTGGCACGATTGGCGGCAAGGCAACCGGCCACCACGATCGGGCCGCTATCGAGCGAATGCGGGCACAGCCGTTTGGCATCGGCGTGACACGCCTCGCGCTCGGCATCGGTGACCAGCGGACCCGCGCCGGCGCCGGTGGCGCACATCAGCACGATGGCGATCGCTACGGCCGCCCGGATCACGCGCCCACCGCCTTGCCGATGCCGTCGAGGCAGAGCTCGTGATACGCGGTGTCGAACTGAACGGCCGGGTGTGAATCCGTGGTGGGGATCAGCTGGAAATCCGTGATGCCATTTCCCGGCGCGAGCGCGAGCTGCTCATAGCCGAGGCCGAACGTGGCGATCCAGTTCGGATTGTAGACGCACCGGGCCACGTCGACGTTGTCGCCGATCGGCACGGTGGGATAATAAACCGAGGGCTGGTACGCGAACAGAAAAGCGATGCGGCGCCGGCCATAGATCGCCGCGGCGATCAGCGACGTGTTGTCCGCATCCCACGAGTAACCGATCAGGATCAGCGGCATGTTCGCCGGCTGCGCCATGAAATCCTGAACGACTTGCGCTTCGTCCTCGCCATCGAACGGCGCCGGGCAAATCACCTTCGGAAATTTAGCGATCACTTGCTGCTGGAGCGCCGCCATGCCCGGCGACGTCGCATTGCCGCCCAGCCCGTTGCCAATCCGGCAATAGCCGACGCCGGCCGGGATCGCCGGCAGCGGCGGAACAAAAACACCGAGCGCGGTTTGGATCGCCGCTTGCGTGGCGTAATCTGGAATGCTGTCCGCGGGCAGATGGTGCGCGATCTTGAAAGCCTTAACGGCATCGCGCGTCATCTTGCCGGCCCAGCCATCCACTGTCAGCTGTGGCGATGCGCCAAGCGCGTTCAGATCGATTTGCAGTTGCCGGATGTTCAGCATCGGCATGCGGTTTAGTCCTCCGCGTGCCGAATCGTTTATCACACCTTTGGAGCGGCTGTCACCGCACCCTGTGCGGGGACGGAGTCGGGCACCAGGCCGGCGGCGAACAGATCGGCCTCGTGCCCGCGCCGGCGCCACAGATCTCCACCGCTGGCCCAAAGCCGCCGCATCGAGCGAATTTCGTCCGGTATCCCGGTCAGATGCCCCGACTTGATCATCGCCTTGACGGCGCGCATTTCCGCATCGCGTGGCGACGGATCGTCATAACCACCGGTCCCGCGATTGTAGGACAGTGAAAAGATCGCGCCGCGGCATTTCGCCGGCATCGCATCGAACCCCGGCAACACCGCACGGCATCGACCAAACCATTTCGGCACCTCGCGCTGGCGGAATTCGGCCATCGCTTGATCCCACAGGATCGTGACGCTGTTGGCGTGCTGCTGGACAAACGAATGAGCGGCATCGCCGCGCAAGCCCACCGCGCGCACCAGCGCGTCGATCGTGGCCTGATCGACAATGCCGGCCCAATCGGCGCGCACCTCGGCCGCGGTGACGTAGCCGCAATCATATCCGATTGCCACGGTCGGGCCCGATGCACCGAGCGGCCATTCGAAGTGCACATAGTGCCGCGAATAATATGCTTGCCCGGTCACCTCCTCGCTCACCACCAGCGCTTCGGCCTCGGGGCAAAGGATGTCGTTGGCCGCGATCGGCGGCGGTGCCGGTGCGGATGCTGGCGCTTGCGGTTCATCGGTCATGGCGGGTGTCCTCCCGATAAAACAGCGTGTGCGGCGATCGCGGCGAATGCGAGCAATAACGAAATCATCATTATCCAGATAAAAACGCCGCTCACGTCGCCATCGTTTTCAGGCTCTGGCCCGGGCCACGCCGGCGGCGCTTCATCTGGATTGAAAGTCATCCGTGTGGCTCCACCACGACATAACCGATCAGCGATATGCGATGCACGCGCGTCTGATGGCCGCCGCTGTTCGGATCATAGGCCAGCGCAGTGCCATCGCCATAGGCTTGTTCGATGTAAAAAACATGGTGATGGCGCACCGCTACAGCGCCGGCGTGCGGCTCGGTGCGCGGGAACTTAACAGCCCAATTCCATGCCAGAAAAAGTTCTGGCACCGGATGGCCGAACACGCGAACCGAAACGCCGCATCCGCAGAATGCGATATGCGGACAGCCGGCCGGATGATCGACGATCGCGGCGCCCTCGCTCGAGCGCGCCACCTCGGTGATCGGAGCCGATTGGCAGAAAAAGAAACATGGGTCCACCCGCTGTTCAACAGTGGCGGCATGGCGGCGATGGTGCTCGATCGCGCGGTGGCTGTGATGGTGGCTCACCCGATGATGCGATCGCGCTTGCGCGCTGGCGATGCTGGCGGCGATCAAACAAAGGACGAGCGTTAAGGTTTTCATCGGCGCAGGTTCCCCGTGATTCGAGGTGCGCACCTTACCATCACGGCAGCGGCGTCAATATGATCGAAACGTTCCCGGTTGCCGCGGCGCCCTCGGCCGTCTGCGTCCGGAAATAGACCGTCGTTTCCGAAATTGCCGTAGTGGCCGCTGCCGAGAATAGCGCCAGCGCTTGCATATTGTTGTTCGTGTCGGCGGTATTGTTCGACACCGTGATCGCGGTTCCTGTGGGCACGATGCCAACACCGCCGGCGGCCGCGGCCGTGAACAGCCCGCACGTGGCTGTGGTGAGCGTGCCGGATGCACCGGATATGATCACGCTGTCCACTTTCCACCGCGTAAACCCGGTCGGCAGATTGATGGCGATCGCATTGTCGGCGTTGGCGGCATTGAAATTCACGCCGACCAGATCGACCTTGAGGCGCCCCACCGATGCCAAGGCATTGTTGAGGAACGTGGCCAGCGCCGTCATCGTGAGCGGAGATCCGGCGGTGACGAAATTCGTAGCGGCTTGAACCTGGGTGGCGGCCATTGTTTCGTTCTCCGATCAGAACAGCGGGGTGATGTGGAGCGTCACGGTGCCGGTTGCCGCGGCGCCCTCGGCCGTCTGAACACGGAAAAACAGAATGCCTGCGTTATAACTTTGCGTGTTCGCATTGTTGATGGTGAGCGATTGCGCATTGTTGTTTGTATTGGCCGCCGTAGACGACACGGTGATCGCGGTGGCACTGCTGACGATCGCCACGCCGCCGGCGCCCGCGGCCGTGAACAGCCCGCACGTGGCTGTCGTCAAAGAGTGACTCGCGTTGGAAATGAACGCGCCGGCGACAAGGAAGGTTGAAAACCCGGGCGGCAGCGGGATCGCGATCTGATTGTCGGAATTCGCCGAATTAAAATTAACGTTGTTCAGCGTGGCGGCAAAGCGGCCCATTTCGGAAACCTTGGCCGCGGGCCATCCGCCTGGCGTGGTGCCATCCTGCACCACCAGCCGATTTGCGGTGGTGTCGATCGCAACCTCGCCTTGCGCGCCGGTGAATGTCTGGACCTGGGCGGACGATCCGCGGCGGTGCTGTAGCTGGACTGCTGATGCGCTCACGGCAATTCTCCCAAATCGATTTTCTTAACCGGCTTCACATCGGCCACCGATCCGAAATCGTCGCGCATCGTGACCGGCGCATCGACGGTGCCAAGATCGAAGTCCGATGCGCGGTTGTGATTCCGATCGTGGGGCAGCACCGGCTTTTCGGTTTTGTTGGTCATGGGTAATCCGTTGATGAGTTGCCGGCCACCGTCATGTTGACCGTCGTCGCGTTGTTGTTCTTGCCTGATAGATCGTTTCCGAGAGTCACCGGATTGGAGGTGTTGTTGTAAGCATAGAACGCATCGGCCACGCCACTATAGGTTCCCAAATACGCGATCGGCGCCAGCGGAATCCCGCCGGCGAAATCGGTATAGGGTAATTGCTGGCCGTCGATGTAGTAGGTTTGCGCCATCTTGCCGTCGAACCCGCCGCCGAACGTGTTGGTGCCGCCAGCGGTGGAGAACGGATAGCGGATGATGACCACACCGGAGCCGCCCTGAAAATTGCCGCCGCCGCCGCCGCCCAGTCCATTGGTGCCAGCCGATGCGCCACCGGTTCCGCCACCGCCTGCACCGCCCGGCCCGTATGGCGAACCCGCTACGCCCACGAAACCGCCGCCACCACCGGCGTAAGTAACGGCCGCCCCGGTGATCGACGATGGCGTGCCAGCACCACCGGCGCCTGGGCCAGAACTCGACGCGCCGCCGGCCGCGTTTGCACCGCCACCGCCGCCGCCGGCGCCAAGGCCCGCACCGGCGCCGCCCGCATTGCCTTGGCCGGCCGTTCCAGCGCCACCGGGGCCCATGCCCTGCGCACCACCACCGCTGCCGCCGGCGCTCGCCGGATTGCCACCGCCGCCGCCGCCGATCGCCGTGGCGATCGAGCCGAATGATGAATTCCCACCGTTCGCGCCTGCCGTGGCGCCGCCAGCGCCGACCGTGATCGGATAGATTTGTGGTGTGACGCTTGTACTGCCCGGCACGAATCCGCCGGCGCCACCACCACCGGCACCACCATAGGAATTGACCCCGCTGCCGGCGCCACCGCCGCCCACGACCAAATAATCGACAGCTGAGAATCCGGTGACGGTGAACGATCCGGACGCCGTGAACGTGTGGATGCGGTAGCCGCCAACATTGGTGATCGTGCCGCCGGTGGAGCCGCCCATGTTGGACGACCCCACGGTGAGCGGCATGGTGGTCGATTGCGCCGGCTGCGTACCGCTCAAGGTTTCGGCCGTGCCATCGATCGTAAGTTTGACGCGATTGGCCGCTGTGGCTTGCGTCGTATCGATACCGACCACCACGTGATGCCAAAGACCATCGGTGATCAGCGCGCTCGTGGTGAGCGACATGAAGCTTACGCCGTTGTTGTTCCCCGAAATCGCAAACGAGATCGACGGGCCTGCGGCTACGACCGCCGATATCAAAACCTGATTGGCTGATGTGCCGCCTTGCTGCGCCTGGAACAGATTGGCGGTTTCGATCGTGCCGCCGAACTTGACCCACGTGGCGAAGGTGAACTTTTGAGTGCTGGCGCCAGACACCTGCGGCGCGATCATGTTCTGTGCCGGCGAACTGCTATAGATCAGCGACAACGTCGAAAGAATGAACGCCGCCTGCAGATCGATTTGCGTGAGGATGTAGGGCTGTTGCGTCGTGCTGGTGAGCAAGCCAACGCCGCCGCCGAAATCATCCACCGCGGATGTGGCCGATGCGACCGAACCGAGATCGACCGAATTCACCTCGAGCGCGGCCGCTAGCGGGTGCGCATAAGCCAAGGCCTCCGGCGTGAAGATGTACGCATTGCAAGACGCCAGCGCCTGGGTGCCGAGCCCGAAATGATTGAAGCTTTGGAATTTGAAGAACAGCGTCTGATTCACGTATTGCGGCGGCAAGCTGTACTGGAAAATCGCACTGTCTAGCCGCGCGAATGGCGCGCCGGCGGCATGCGCCTGAATCACCGTGCCGTATAAGCCGCGGTTGAGGCCCGACAGCGTGTAGGTGTTTCCGCTCACCAGCGTGGCCGTGGTGTACGAGAACATTTCGTCATCGACGATGCACAAGTTCGCCGCCAGCTGAGAGCCCAGCGAACTGATCGTGGCCAGCGATCCATTGCTTTCGGCCAGGTTCACGGTGAGGGTGTTGCCGGTGTCGGGGTTGGTGCCAAGATAATTCGGCAAGCCGGTGGTGAGCACGCCCTGGCGCGCAGCGCCATTGATCGTGCCGATGTCCTGATAGTTCACCCCATCGATCGAAATATTGACGATCGCGCCACCCCAATTCGGATCGGCCGCGCCGGTGTTATTGCCGCCTGAGACGGCCATCCAGACCTCAGGAGTATTGCCGACCGGCGTCGGGCCCAGCGCCGCACCGGGCGGCTCAAATACGATCGGCGTGTTCACCGAAAGCGGCGTCACATTCGCATTGATCGCATAGCCGCTGCCGGCTTGCGTGCCGTATTGCGGCGCCGACACCGTGCCAAGGAATTCCTCGGCCGTGATGGTGATGCTGAAATCATCGTTCTCCTGTATTTCGATGATGCGCACACCTTGGCGAATCAGCCCCGGGATATTCGGATCGGTGACCGTGGCGATCTTCATCAGCCGCAAGATCATCATGAAGTGGCGGCCGACCGTCCATTGGAACATGCGTACCACCGCCTGGCGCCCCAGCTGCAGCGCCACCGATTGCGCCGCGGCGCTGCCCAAGCAAAAGAAGTGATATTGTTTGATGTCGGACGCGCGCTCGCGGCCGAAAGCATAGATCGAGGACTCGTCTTTCTGCTCGATATCGACCGGATTGTAATTGTTGTTGCGGTCCAGATATTCGAGCTTGATGTTGTTGAAGACCTGATCGCGCGGCTTGCGCACGATCACGAAGGGCGAGTCCTGATTGACGTTGCCGGTGCCGATCGAGGCGTGGTTCGGCAGGCAATCGTCCACCGTGAAATCGTAGATCGGCACGGTGTCGGGAACATAAGCCGCGACCGCGGCCCATTGGTATTGCATCAGCACAACGGCGCCGATGTCGGCCGTGCTGAAATAATACATGCCGCCTGGCGTCACGGAATAACTGCCTTGCGGCAACGATCCGGTGTACGCCGGCACCGGCTTAAGCGATCCACCGCTTTGATAGGTGACGCCAAGATCGGCAACAAAACTGCCGGCGTTGCCTACGAGGATCGCTGGGTAGGCGATGTTTGGAACGATGTGGGTTTCGGTGAGTGTCGATACCGCGCCCAGCGCCACCGGCGATTCGTAATAGGGTTTGACGGTAAGCACGCCGTCATCCCAACACGCCGCAGCATTGGTGGCTGTCGTGAGATCGGTAACAACAGACGAGGCCTGCACCGGCGAGGCGACCACGGGCGACACCAGCAAGCCAAGCGCATAGCAACAGCTTTGATAACTGGTGAACGATCCGATGCGCGCGGCCGGAAAGCCTGCGCCCCAATACGGATTTGTGAGGAATCCCGATATCGCCGCGGCCGGATCGCCATCAGGCTGACCCGCGACCACATTTGAATTCAGCGATCTGATTTCCGCGGTGTATGTGGGCAGCGATGGACTCGAGCCCAGCCCGACCGTCGATCCGGCCAGATAAGCAATCCCGGTATAGCCATAAGCACGCGCCGGATATGACGCCTCACTGTAGCCCCACGGTGTTTGCGGATAGGTGCCATAGAACCATTCAAAATTCGATGGCAATGCCGTCTGGCCGGCGATCGGCGCCGCATCGGCGGCATAAGCCGTGCCGCCGATCCAGACCTGCTCAACAGCGGCGATCGGCCCTTGCGCCATCGCCAGCACGAGCGACGCATAATAGTTTGTTTGTTGCTGGCCGCCCGATCCGCCGAAGATGCCGCCCTTGCTGCCGCCGCCGCCGCCGGTCGTCGGCTGTGAGAAGAATGCGAAATAGTCGATCACATTGACGGACACACGCGCCTGGCCGCCGAGGATGATCGGGATCGGCACGCCTTGGAGCGACGTGTTGATGCGCAGCGCGGCCGCCGGCGGCGTGGTGGCCTGCTGTTTTCCGAAAATGCTTTGAAAAAACCGCGCCACCTATTTCCTCACCACAGCGAAAAATATTTCACATCAAGGATCGGCATTCCAAGATGCACCGAGGTGCCGTAGCCGCGGCGAACGACTCGTGAGGGCGCATGCGCATGCACGATGTTCGGCCAGCCCGGTTTGATGACGACAGCGCCGTGCGCGAAGCACATGCCGATCTTATAGAGCACGATATCGGCCGGCTGGACAGCCGACAGCGGGATCTCGTGTGCGAACCGCGTCACAAAGCCGTGATATTCCTCGTCGTTGCGGTGCTGAAAGTGCTGCGGCGAATAGCTCGGGATGTCGAAATCGTCGATAATGCCGGCCTCGACGAAAATGCACTTGATCAGCTTGCCGCAATCGGTGCCGCCCCTCGGGCCTTTCACCTCGCCAAGATCGTGATAAGGCGTGCCGATCCATTCGCGGGCCACGCGATCGACCGCATCGCGTCCGGTTTTCTCATCGATCATCCGCCACCTAAAATCTCCGGCGGCGGGATGTTCAGCTGGCCGCCGTAATTCGTCATCGCGGTGGCGGGCTGGAAAGCCTGGCACGTGGTGAGGAGCTTATTGCACCCCGGATAGACGGTGAACGTATCGCCGGCGGACACCGGGAACGGCAGCGGATTGAACAGCGCCACCGTGCTGATGGTGTCCCAGCTTTTGATCAAACGCTGAAACGTATTGTTGAGCCCGGACGTGAAAACGATCCGGCCCAGCGCATAGGTAGCCGATCCGGACGGTGCCGGCAGGCCGCCGCTGGCGGTGATGCTCGATTGTGTCGATGCCGATGTGCACGTGCCGTTGTGAGCAAACGATGCTGCATTCATGTTGCCCGAGGCATTGCATCCGACACCGAACAGGGTGAACCGGCATGTGTTCTGAAAGAAATTGTCGGGTGCGGAATTCGCCAACAGCGATCGATAATCATTGACGGTCAGAATCGCCACGCTGTTGGTGACGTCCACCTCGGCAATCGTGCCGGCGAAGATCACGCGGCACGCCACCGGCACCGCGCCACCGGCCGGCATCGGCCATGTGGGCACCGCTGCGAAATAAGCCTCGTCGACCTGAAAATCGGCGGCATCGAGGGCGCCGTTGTTCGCCGCCTGTAGCCATGGCACCGATCCGATCGTGTCGGGGAACGTGGCACCCGTCACCGGATCGAACGGCCGCGGCATCACGGTGAGCGTCCATGTATCGGTATCGAGTCCGATCTTGAAATGCGCTTGCGTCTTGGACGATGCCTGATCGATGCGCGCGCCGGAACAGCTGTACGTGAAGCCCGCAATCAGCGATTTTCCGTAGGCGTAAAGATCGGGATATTGATACAGATCGCCGGCCAGGTAGAGATCGGCCAAGCCCTCATCGACGCCCACAATATCGCAATCGGCATCGGTGAACCGGAGCACGCCGCCGCCGAACAGCGTGATGGTGTAAAGCCGCGCCACAAAAAACGGCGCATTGCTCCCCACCACATTGTTGAAAAGATTGGTGAGCGCCGGATTTGTCATGGCGCCTCAATTAGGTTCCAAACCACACGGAATAATCCCGCCCCAACGGCACCGCGCTCAACCGCAGCTTGGTGATCCGATCGACCGGAAGCGCCGACTTTCGGATGAACTCGGCCGGTGTTTTTCCTTCCAGCAATAAACCCCCATCCGCAGACACCTGCATCATCGGATGATTGTCGAGCGCATCGACCGGCGCATCGGTCATGATCCAAAGCCCGAAGCCGGGGAGATAAGTATGCGTGACAACGGGAATGGATTGACCGTCAGGGCCGCTCACCCGCGACGTAACATCATCGGCCGGGTTCCAAACCAGAATACCCGCAATGCAATTCGGTCCCCATGATCCTGGCATCGCGCCATTCGGACCATTGCCGCCTGGACGGTAATACGCACTAAGCACCGGATCGGCGATGGCTGTTGCCTCGTTGGGTGCGATGATGAGATTGTCGATCATTTCAGATCACGCGCATTAACAGCGGCAACGATCTCCTCGACGAGATCGGCGCGATCAATCGCAAGCTCCGCGCTATCGGCGGCCGGCTCGGCCTCAAGAACGACGCCGCCATCGGCGGCAACGATGTAAGGATTTGTCTCTCCCGGTCCATAGCAAGCAACACGCCAAGGTTTGGGTTTCATCACGCCACTCCCGTCATTGTCGCGAGTTGACCAGCCGTCGCGGCGACCGTCCATGCGCCGAATTGCTGAAGGTTACCGCTTACGGAGCCCAATGACCCGGCCGCGATTGCCAGGTTTGTGGGAGCGGAACCAAACAGCTTGTTTGCATCCGACGTGGCCGCAGTCCCGTTTGCCGATAAGTACCGACCGGTATTACCGCCTGACACCCCGGTTATGTTCAAAGACGGCCAAGAAACTATGCTCGTTTGAGCGAGGGTGGCCGACGCATTATAGGTGCCGACTTGCGTCGCCGACGCCATAGAGATCGGCTCGTCGGCGTTATTCGTGCCAATGAGAGCCGCGTTGGATACAAACGGCGTATTGATGCTCTTGATGCGAAATGTCGCCGTCGTCGCAGTCCACGGCACAGTGAGCACATCCGCCGCCCGCGATGCGCTCGATGATGTGGTCGGGATATAGGATGATGCGAAGGGGAGAGCTTCAAGTTGCGCGCCCCATGCATAAATTCCCGATGTCCCATTGCCGGCAAATGATGTAGCAGCGCCAGCCACAGCCGTCCCGGTATTCGATGCAAATATTCTCATGGCAGTCCAACCCTGATTAAACGTCAGGGAGAGCCGCCACCATCCATTTGGGTATTGCCTCGCTGTTGCCGAAACCAAGCCAGTGCCAGCGGTCGTCACGGCGCCAGTGGTGAGATCAACGATTGCCTGCGCCCAGAGAGCAACGGTATAGTTTAAGACTGAAATGCCGCCGAAATTATATCCAGCCGCCTTTAAAAACACAGATTGAGTTCCAACCGCTGAGTTGGAATTCAGTGGCGACGGGACAGAAATCGTATCGTAAATCAAATGTTGAGCATTGGAGGTGTCTGGAACAAGAAGCGTAGCCGTGTTGTCACCACGCGGTGATGTCGCGGAGTTTGCCGTTACCGCAGTGTCCTGTACGCCCCAGCCAGAAAACGTTTCACTTTGAGAATCATAATTTGTGCTCGCCCCTTCCAGCAACAAACCGTTGAGCGTCCCAATACTCGTCGGCGAATAATCGAACGGAACAACGCCGCTTGATATCTGAACAAGATTTCCGGATGAATTGGTGACGTATTTCGCGGATGCTCGCGAGAATGTGCCAGAGACGGCGGTGAGCCACGCTGCGAACGATCCATAAGCCGTGCCGTTGAACAGATAATGATGAGAGCCGCCCTCTGTCGTCGGATCGGCGAACATGAGGGGATTCGTGCCGCCGATCGCATAGGCGGTGAACCAAGCCGTATAGGTGTAAATGCCGGTGCCCGTTCCCGTGCCTTGCGGCGTGGTAACGGCAACATTGACAACACCGGCGGTGTTGGCCGGTGTGTTGCACGTGATCGTGCCGCCGTTCACCACCACCACGCTGGTGGCCGCAACGCCATTGAACTTGACCGATGTGGCGCCGGTAAAAAATCCGCCCGATATCGTCACCGCCGTGCCGCCGGCGATATCGCCGGTCGGCGGCGACACGCCGATAACATTTGGCGCGGCAACAGCCACGATGATGTCCAGTTTTTCGGTCGAAAATTTCAGGGTCTTGAGTTCGTAAAATGTGGACATCGTGTTGGCGAGGCCGGTTTCGTCATCGTCAAGCCGGCATGGCCAATAATAATTTCCCGACCATGTGAGCGCCGCGCCGTTCGCCGGCGGCGTTGCGAATACGATATTCGCGGTGGCACTGATCGCGTAATCGACGCCGAGAGTCTTGGTGACACCGGCCACCTGGATGGTGGGATTTCCGTTCAACAAAACCACCGGCTCGGCAAAACCGCCCAGCGTGCGCACCAGCTGGAAATTCGTCGTGGCGCCATCGCCGCTGCCGAATTGCTGATTGGTCGCCACACTGTCGTCGGGATCGGTGAACGCGAACAGCGTGGCCGGGCCGTTAAGGCCGTTCACAAACCCCATGATGGTTTGCCACTCGGTGCCGACATTGGTGCGCAAAAATTTGAAAGACACCTCGTAATTATAGGTGGGATAGGTGCGCAGCGCCGTGCGCGTGCGCTTGCCCGACAGCGCATCGGCCTTGGCCGTCGACCACACCGGCGATCGTTTGACCGGATAGGCGATGCCGGGGAGCGTCGGGAAAACAGGAATTGCCATGGGGCTATGCCGTGCTCGGGTTCAGTTGCCGATAACCGGACAGTGCCTTGGCGATTTGCGGGATCATCGAATTGATGAACGCCTGATTGCCGATGATCGGGCCATTGATGTTCACCTGTGCGCCGCCGCCGCCGCCACCGCCGATCGAACCGCCACCGCTTAGAGCATCCCGCAGTCCGCTTGCAAAGGGCTGTGGTACGACCATTTCCTCGGGGTGCAAAAGTGCCGGCGTCACGCCCGGCACGTTCCACGAGCCCACGTCTTGCGACACGAGGGCCACCGAGGCCGCCGTAGTAGCCGCCGCGGCCGCCGCGCCGATCGCCGGCGCCGCCGCACCCGCCTTGGGCGCCTCCGCGGCCGTAACCGCCGCATCGGTGATGCCGGCGCTGGCGAAAATCTTTTTCAGCGCATTGGCCACCCAAATGCCGGTGGAAACCGCCGATGCCGATTCGTCCGATGCCACCTTGGCCGCATTGCCGGCTAGCGTTGCCGCGGTGGTGGCCGCCACGCCCGCGATCCAGTGCACCACCATTTCCTCGACCATTTCGATGAACTTGACGATCAGATCGGCCAGGATGTTGTTCATCGCCTTGTGCCACGTGGTGGTGCCGGCCAGCAGCCCGCGCAATTGAGAATTCCACGCGCCTAGCACCGTGCTGCCGATTTCGTTAAACGTCTTGCTGTAATCGGCGGCGATGCCGGCAAGGTCCTTTTGTTCCTCGCCCTGATATTTGCGGCGCGTGGCGGCAATCTCGCCCATCACCTTTTCGTATTCGGCGCTGCCTTGCGCATAGAGCGATGCCTTGCGCTGCAACAGCGTGACCTCGACTTGTTCCTCCCGATCGGCCGAGGCGTAAAGGATCGCAAACTTTTGCGCGGCGGTGATCTGATAAAGTTTGACCTCATCCTCCAGCCCTTGGGACTGGAGCGTGCGCATGCCTTGCAGATTTTTGATCTGCGTATCGAAGAAAGCCGCGGCCGCCTTTTGCTGATCGGCCGCGGCCTCATTGATCGAGCCGGCGTTCAGCTTCTTGCCGGCCTCGCCTGCCTCGGCGGCGCCGGTGTTCAGCGTGCCGGTGAACGTCGATAGCGAGGCACGCCAGGCGGCGATCGTGGCGTCGAACTTGGCCAGCGTGGCGGCGGAATTCGCGGCCGGATCATCGGCGCCGCCTCCCTTGCCACCGAACAGCCATCCACCCACGCCGCCGGCCACGCCGCCGATCAGCGCGCCGGGGGGGCCAGCCACAAGCAAGCCGCCGGCGGCGCCTCCTGCGGCACCACCCGCCGCGGCCGCCGATCGCGCTTTCAGATCGTCCGCGCTCTTGGCCAGCGCGCCGAGCCAATCGCCAATCTGGAGCGCCGCATGCCCCACGATCGCCAGCACATCGAGCGTATAGGTGCCGATCGTTTGCACCGCAGTTTTGATGTCGTCGGATTTGATCGATTGCACCCAACGGGTGAAACCGCTGATCACCGCGTCGATCGCCGGTTTCAGCACCGTGAAAATCCGCGCGCCGAGACTCTGTGCGCTGGTGGCAAGGATCGAAAGCCGCTCATGCGTTTCGGCCATGCCGGGTGCGGCCTCGGCCAAACCCTCACTGGCGTGCGCGATCGCCTCGCGCATTTCGGTCCACTTTTCCCCGTTGAGCTCGAGGAGCGGGATCATCTGCGCAAAGCCGCGGCCACCCACCGCCATCAGCGCATTGGTGAGGTTCAGCGACGGATTGAATTGCGATACCGCATCGTGGAGCTTTTCGATGTACTGGTCGGCCGGCAAACCGATCAGCTGTTGCGCGCTGAGGTGCAGCACGTTCAAGGCTTGCGCTGCCGGATTGGTGGCATCGCGCGTCGATCGCTGGATGTTCAGCGACATGCGTTCGGTTTGGAGCGCCAGGCTTTCCAGCGACGTGCCGGTGATGCGCGCCAGCCCGCTCAATTCTACGGTGGCGGCATTCGATGTGCCCAGCGTGGCGCTGGTCACCTCAACCTGATGGCCAAGTTCGGCCATCCCTTCGATGAATTCTTTTATGCCATCGAGCGTGAACGCAACGCCGAACAGTTCGGCGATATGGATCAGGGTTTCGCCGTAGCCCTCGACCGTTTCCTTGGCTTGTGCAACGCCCTCGTCCAGTTCATCGATCTTGGCGCCGAATGTGACGTCGACATCAGCCATCAGGGTTTGCCGCCCGCTACCATCTGGCCGTTCGGGAACATGGCCAGCAATTCCGCCAGATCACCCTTGCGCCGATCCTTGGGCTTGATGCCGAAGAACGCCGCCAGCATACGGCGCACCGGCGGACAATCGGCCCAAGCCTCGTGGAGATCCCGGAGCCAGAAAACATCCATCTCCAAAATCTGTTCAAGCGGCCAAGTCAGTTCGATCACGAGGTCTGCGATGAGTCGGCGCCAATCGGCGCTGGAGAAGTGCCCCCCCGGCCCATCGCCGATGGTTCCCCCGGCTTGGCTTCCGCTTTCGCGCCTCCGGCTTGTTCGATCACCGTCGGCAATGCCTTGACCACCTCGTCGATCCTGATCGGCATATCCATCAATTCGTCCTTGCCGAGATTTTTGTGCACACGGCGCAAGCCGTGCCACAGCACCTCGATCATCGGCATCAGTTTTTCGCCGCTCAGATCGGCGGCTTTGACTTCGCCAAGCTTGGGGACGAAATCCGCAATCGCCAGCACTTGCCGCAAGGACAGCGGGGCGATGTAGAACGTTTGCCCGGCTAAAGTCACCTCGCGGCATTTGCCCTCGTCCACGATCTTTTGATCGGCCTCGATCGACATAGTGGTTTGCCTCCTCAGGATTAAACCGGCGCGGGATCGCGCCGGCGCATTATTCGGTCAGGCTGATGGTGCCGATATTGTTGTTCACATCGGCCAGCGCCTGGAAATCGAGCTCGGCCACCGTGAATTTGGTGTTCGCAAAAGGCATCGACAATTTTGGCGCCACACATGCGTTGAGCTTGATCACCAAGTCTTTGTTGGTCCCATAATAATTGAACGTCTCTTTCAGGAACAACTCGAACGTGGGGATAGGCCCCATCAGCGCATTGACCAGCGCCAATTGCGTGCCGCTCGATGTGATCGTGTACGCATAATAAAACGTGTAGGTGGTGGCGTTGTCGCCGGAGGCGAAGGTGTAAGTGCCGACGCCGGGGGCGCCCGGAACATAGGACACGCCAGCCACCGGGCCAGACGCCACCGGCGTCAATTGAACGCCGGCCGCACTAAACACGCCGAGATCTTCGGTGAAGGTCGCGCCGTTCGTCATCGTGGCCGAGGACGAGGACACCGCATGGGTTTCGCCGGTGGCCGTCATCTGGAGCATCGCCGGCGTGGTGGTGGTGCCGACATTCTGGCCCAGCATCAGATTGCTGATTTGCGTGGCCTGTAGCCGCGCGAATTTTGCCTTGCCGGTGATCTTGAACTCGGCACCGCCTGCGGCCACCGCGAAATTGTATTGCCCGACCAGGGTTTCGATCTTGCGGTCGAGATCGAGCGACACATCTTGGAGCGTGCCAACGAGCGCCGGTTGCGTGTTGGCAACATCGGTGCGCTTGGCGATCAGCGTGCCGCTGCCGAATGCGTATTGGGTCATGACTGGTTAGCTCCCCTTTAAGGAATCGTGATCCGGATGGGGATCACTTGCATGCACAGGCCGGTCGGATCGATGTCGCCGGAAATCATAATGCCCTCGCCTTCGATCCAAACGTTATAAGCGAGTCCGCCGAGCGTGAGAACACCATTCACCGCATCGTCTGGAGCAAATGCCGACTCGACAGATTCGATGAGCGGCTGCAACACCGATCCGCCGGCGGTGCCGGGCGTCACTCCGGCCGGCGTGCCGGCGCCAGGCAATCGGGCATAGATCACGATGCTCCGCTCGAGCGTGCGCGTAGGTGGCATGCCGCGCCCTTGGCGCGTCCACGTATCCTTGCCGCCGCCGAACCCCCACCCATCGAACAGATACAGCGCGGGGAAATCCGGCACCGCGCCGTTGTTCTGGATCGAGGAAACGAGGTTTTCCCACGTTTGCAGCTCGCGCGAATAGGTGGCGAACGTTCCGCCGCACTGCGCCTTAAGCGTTGCCACCAGCGCATTCATAATCTGTTCGCGGGTGCCGGGCATCAGTGCGCCTCCGCCGATGCTTCTTTCACCGCCTCGGTGAGCTCCTCGACGATATCGGCGCGCTGTTCGTCGAACGTCGATCGCATATAGGACCGCTCCTGCATCACCGAACCCGGATGGTGCACGGTTTTGAACATCACATTTTTACCGAGCTTGGCCCAAAAGAAATAAAGCGCCGCGGCATTCACCGCCGTGATCGTGTGCGGGCCGGTCTTGCCGCCGAACTCGTGGATGGCCGCATATATCGCACTGCCGTCTGGCGACGCCGGATCGACGAAAACACGGCCCACGATCTCTTTGCTGTTCTCCACCATCACCGCGCGGATCACCCATTTGGGTGTCGTCTTGAACAGCACGCCGGGCGCCAATTTCGCTTGCACGCCGCTTTGGAGCGTTTTGGTGAGGCCGGGGATCGTCACCCGAAGCCGGTTTCGCACCGACTCGGGGATCGCATCGAACTTGGCGATCGCGTGGCTGGCGTCGACCGTGATCGGGAAGGCGGCCGCCATCAGAGGCCACCGTTCGATTTGTTCGATCCGGGAATCACGTTGCCGGCGGCCCCGACCGGCAAGTAATTATCGTCCATGCCGATATTGAACTGCGGCGAAACCCGCGTGCAGTCCTCGACCTGGCTTTCCTTGTCGGCGTTTGTCATCGCGCCGGCGTACGGCGTCGCGCCGGCGAGCGCCGATCGTTCGAGCTCATCCGCGCGCATCGAATAGGCTTTGGCCTGGGTGGAGTACAGCGTGCGCAGATCGCCTTGCACGGTGTCCACCTTGCGGGAGAATTGCGCGGCAATATAGCGGCAACAATCGGCCGCGGCGCCGTACACCGAGGCGCGTTGCGTGATGGCGAACGTGATTTCCTCATCATAAATTTGTTGGTCGTTGGTGAGCGTGTCGCCGATCAGGCGGCGAACCTGATTAAGCTTGTTCGCCGGCGCCGTACCGACCAGCTCTGTCGGATCGTAACTCCACGTGCCGGCCATCCGGACTCCTTAGGGCGCCAAGCGTAAGCCGGCCAAGTCGATCGACAAATTCGTGCCGCCGGCATAGGTGCCGACCGTGGTGTATTTGACGCGAAACTGGGTGCCCAGCAAACCATCTTTCGAGGTGTTCGGTGACAACGTGCCGTCAGTGGGCGTGTATTCGGTCGTCACCGGCGTGGCCGCAGACAGATTGTATTGAAAGCGGCCACCTGATGTTCCGTAATGGCAATTGGCCATATCGTTCCACGTAGCGCCGCCATCGAACGAGGTTTGCACCCAGGCGTCGATCGTGGTGCCGCCTGATCCGTAAGTGAGATTGCACTGGATCGTGGCGTTGCGCGGCACCGTACCGTCGCGCGATCGCAGAACCGGCGACACCTGCGCGGTGACCGCCGTGGTGATCGGCAACGCGAGCAGATTGCCGGCGAACGCCACCGCCGGCGAAAGATAAAGCAGGAGCGCCGCAGCGGCGATTCTGGCGAACTTGAACATGGCGGCGCTCCGTTTCGGGTTTAGTTTTTGAGCACCATGAACGCGATGATGAGCGTGCCGTTCAGCGCCTGCGTCGCATGTGCGTTGCGGATGCGGATAGTGACCGAACCCGCAGCCGGCGTCACCACGCCGACCACAGGATCGCCTTGCGTGTTGGTGCCGTTACCCACTTGCGCGAACACCTGATCGGCGGCCGCAATATTGCTATTGGTCAGCGTCAAAGTGTAGTCGGCAAGCCCAGCCGTAACCAGCGCTTCCGATGTGATAACGCCGGCCATCTTGTTAAGCGTGGCCGCTCCAGCCACGGCTGCGGCCGTCTTTGTTCCGGTGTCGACATGCAGCGCGCTTGCTGTCACGGGCGCCGGCGTTGTGCCGCCGATCGTCGCGCCGTCGATCGTGCCGCTGGTGATGACCGCCGCGCCGCCACTGGCCTCGATCGCTGTCCAAGTCGGCGATGCCGTCGTGTTGGTGTTCTGATAGAGAGCCTTGTTTGCCGTATCCACCAGCAAATCACCTGGCAGCGCGATCGTGGCCAGCGTGCCAGCGCCGCCATTGGTCGGCGCGCCGGCGTTCGACCAGATATTCGGCATGCGCACATAAGTGCCGGCGGCGCTGATGAAGATGCCGCGCGCAGCGGAGCTATCCAAATAGATGAGAGCCGCTTTGATCTTGCCGCGGAAGCGACTGATGAAACCTGTGGCCATGACAGTTCCCCTTTATTTTTAATTCTCAGTCCGAAACGCAACGCACCCGATCGATTACGCGGCCGCCTTCTTGCGGTCCCTTGATTTACCTTTCACCGGCGGCGCGGCCGCTGCCTTGGCTACCGTTGCCGTTGCCTCGTCTTTGGTGAGGCCGGATGCGATCACGGTACCGCGGATCACATCGTATTTTCCAAACCCGCGCGGTACCGCCATCAGTTCGCCGGTGGCTTGCGCTGGCGCCGCGGCCGCCACCACTGCGCCAGTCGGATAAACCGCGATGAAGCGATTTTCGATCAGCGCATTGCGATTGGCGGCGGGCATCGTGGCCAGCTGCTCGTGGGTGAGCGCCGAACCGCGGGGCAAACGCTGATCGCCGATCGTGAGCGCGCGCAGCACTTTGCCGGAGCCAATTTCATCGATCGACATCGGACGCATGTTTGTTCCCTTTGGTTCTGATGGTTGGCCGAGCCCCGTGTGTGGGCGAGGCTCGGCCAGTGCAGTCGCGAAACAGGTTGAGGAGGCAATCCACACCCGTGCCGCGCTTGCGGCGATCCACACCCGGGCCCAGATGGCACCAAACCCGGATGCGGAACGATTCGTGATCAGGCAACGATGCTGGTGAAGTAATAACCCAGGTCTTTGCCCACGATCTGCATGTCGAAAGCCATTTCGGCCTCCGTGCGGATCGTATTGCGGCCGCGCCACGGCAGCGGGATTTGATAAATCGCGATGCCGAGATTGTTCTGATCGAGCAGGCCGGTCCAGCCGAACGTGTAACCGGCGGTGGCCACCATCAAGCCCGGCGATTTCGCGCGATAGGCCAACAGCGCCGACTTGCCCATGACGAACGAATACGCGCCGGTGGCGCCTTGCGCCGCCGAATTGTAGACCGCGCGCGACACGAGCACTTCCTCGATATCGAACGCCTCGGCGAGCAGCTGTGGCGTGATCTTGCCGGCGAATGCCGGATTGGTGTATTTGATGCGGTCGATCACCAGCGGGTGCTTGCGCAGCGCCTGGTACACCGGCCACGCCAGCACCAGCACGTTCGGCTCAAAGCCGGTGTTTTGGAGAACACTGGTCTGGCCGTTCGCAATATCGGTGAACGGATCGCCATTGGCGTCGTCCGACCACTGATAGGTTTGGTTGGTGCTCGGCGCCGACGCTACGCCGGCGATGTCCACCGACCACACGCCGGTGGTCATGTATTTGGACATGAAGATACGATCGCGGCGGATCAGCAGCTTTTGCATCAGCGTGCGGGTGGCGACCACGTCGATATCGACGGCCGGATCTGCATTGCGCCGGACCTGATCGCCGATGTCCTGATGGAGCGCCCACACCGCGGCTGAATAGGTTTGCGTGGTGAGGTTCACACCGCTGCCGGCGGACTCCGTGGCATCGGCGCGCTGTTGCGCTTCATCGCGGAAAAAGTCGTCCTTTTTCCAAACGTAGTAAAGGTCCGTCTGGTGCTGAACCGGCACCATCGGGAACACTTTGTCCGCGATATAGGCGGACTGATCCTGATAGTAGGCGACGGCGACGTCCGAGAGCGCTGTGGCTACGTGGACGTCGGTAAAGACGGGTTCGGGCATCTAACGGCTCCAACCGAACAGGCCACTGTCCACACACATTGACCGCGCGCTTGCCCAAGGCGGTGTTTGTTTGCTCGGTGGGCGGCCGGGCGATCCGCCACCGAGTAGCTTTCAGCGATCAGGGGTGGAGATACGCACCCTCGGTGCCGAAGAAATTGCCGGTGTGGACTTCGTTCACCGCACCGCTTTCCAGCGCCTCGCCGACCACGATGTGGCCGGTGGTGGTGCTGGTGACGAAACGGCCCGAGCTATCGAGCTCGAGCAAATCGCCGCGAGTGACGGTGCCGCCGTACATCATTTTGGTGATGCCCTGGAGCACGCATTCGACCGCGCCACCGGACACCGGCTGATTGTTGATCACGCAAAAGGCTTTCTCGTTGCCGGTCGAGCACACCAGCACGGTGCGATCGGCGGCTACGGAAAGCTTGCCGCCGAGGAATGCGGCCGAACCGTTCAGCCCGGCGAGGGCTGCGGTGTTGCTCATGTTCGCGCCGGCGACAAGATTGCCACCGTCGATAAGGGCTGCGCCGTAAGTGGCCATTGCTTCGATCCTTTCGTTAGAGGTGCGGCCCGGTGATCACACGATGGGCCTCGCGGCATTCTGGCCGCCGGATTGCGCCGGCGGCCGGTATCGACCGCCGATCAGGCGGCGCGGCGCTTTTTGATTTCGTCGCTCTTGTGCTCGTCGGCCAGCGCCTTGTTCACCGGATCGGTGAACACCTTGGTGAACGCCTGCTGCGGCGTCATGTTTTTGCCGGCATCGGTCTTGCGATACTCCTCGGCTTTCGCCTTGAGCTTTTCGTAAGCCGAGGCGCCGGTGGTGCCGCCGTCATTGCCGAACTCTTTGAGGATTTCGGCCAGGCCCTCGCGATTGGTGAGCGCCTTGTTCAAGCGGATCAGCAGCGCCTCGTGCGCAGCCATCGACGCGGTATCGCCGCCATAGGCTTTGCGCATCACCTCGCCATGCGTTTCCGGCAAGCCAAGCGCGACGGCGCGCTTCTTGAAATCGGCGATCGCGTCGGCCTCGTCTCGCGCCGCCAGTTTCTTTTTCAGTTCGATGGCCTCGGCGCTCGCCTGATCGGCGCGCGTGATCAGCGTCTTGATCACCGGATCGTCGCTGGTGAGCGGCGGCGAACGTTTTTCGATCGGATGTTTGGCCATGTAGTCATCGCGATCGTCCGGCGACATTTCAGCGAACTTGGATTTTTTCGCTTTATCGGCGTCGGTTTCGTCGTCCATCTTGCTGTGGAAATCCTTGTGCTTGTCGCTCATCTTGAGCACTTGAATTTCGCCCAGCGCCTTGGCGAGAAGCCCGGTGGTGCTGGCGAGCTGTTTGTTCAGTTCGGCCAGGGTGGGTTCGGCCATGGGATGTTCTCCTTTCACGATGTTGAGAGCGTCCGCGCAAGCGGTGGTGAACGTGCCGGCATCATCGCCGATCAATTCGCCGGCGAGGAATTCCACGCATTGATGAAACGATTTCGATACGAGCGCGCGCTTGGCGGTGGGCGTGCCGTCGCCGTGCACGATCGCGTCGATGCTCGCGGCGAGCGCTGCCTGTGCTGCAGCCGCGATATCGGTGTCGACGCCGGCATCGAGCGCGGCCTTGTCGATCGCACTGGCCGCCTGTGACCAGCTGCCCTCGATTGCCGGCGCGCGCTTGCTCCACGAATCGGGGATGGCGTCCGATTCGCCCAAATCCTTGGCGCGCGCCTTGATGTGCGCCTTGGCGGCGTCCGGGTCTTTCGCGCGGCCTACCGCCCGAATGGCGTTGTGGAGATCTTCCGTGGTGGCGATCGGGAAACCGCCGTCCGGCATCGCCTGGCCCTTGTCGGCCATGTCCTTGCGCTGATCCGCGGTGAACGTACGCTTCAGATAGGCGATCACATCATCGGGCAGATCGCGCTTGTCCACGCTGGTGTAAACCGCTGTGCCAGAGGCGGTTTTGCGTTTCATCAGCAAAACCTTGACGCCCTTGCCGGCACCGCGATCAACCGAGCTCACCTCGCGGATTTTGAGGCGTGTCAGCCGATTAGGCATCGATCACTCCCCATCGTAGGGAACGCGAACGCCCGAACCGCCGATCGACAATTCCGGCCGATCGCCGCGCTTGTGCGCCGCCCACGTCTCGGCATCGTCGATTTGAAATCCCACCCACCACGGCTCGATCCGGTCGCCATCGGCATCCTTGATAACTATCCCCATAGCCTCTTGCTTGGCGATTGTCAGCATGGCGGATTCGATAAGCCGTCCGGTGCCCTCGATTTCGTGCATGTCGCCGTGGGCGCGCGACGACAAAACAAAGTCGTAAACGCCCTCCTCCATATCCGCCGGCGAGATCGCATCGTCCTGATGATCGACGACCATTTTCCCGGCTTTGGTCACCACCGATGCGAAGCCGAAAATGCGGTGCTGATCCTCGGCCACCTTGCGCACATCGACGCGGAATTCAAAATCCTCGTCGACGACGCGTTTCAACGCATTATCGCGGCCGGTGAGGTTCGCGTAGCGCACGTCGATTTTGTTGTCGCCTTTCATCCACGCGGCCGCAGCCCGGTGATGACCGTCGGCGATCAGGTTTTTGCCGTTCATGCGCACCACCACCGGCGGCTTTAGATCGGCATCGGAGTCGACCATCTGATCGACCTTCACCGGATCGACGCGGTTTTGCATCGCCACCAACGAATTCATCGGCACGTTGCGCATTTCCAGATCGTCGGGATTGGTGATGGCGCCAAGGAATCGCGGCACCTGATCGTCGCGCAGATTGGCGAACGCATTGGGATCGTGCGGAAACGGCGTGTGCGCGTTGCCGTCATCGCGCGGTTTCAGCGATCGCGGTTCGCCGGCTTTATCGATCGGCTGCACAGCGCCCTCGGTGGAATCCGGAGCGGCACCGGTACCGCCGCAGCCCGGGCACGTCATAGCGATAGAGCCACCGCCGCGTTTGTTCGGGATCGAAACCTGCCCCTCACCGCCGCACGTCTCGCAGTCATCGCCTTCATCATCGGCATCGTCGTCGGTTTGGCTTTCCGCGGCCGCGGCTTGTTTCGGCACGTGCACCTCCCTGATCGCATCGGTGAACAGCACCGGCTTGCCGGCACCTCGCACCTTGCGGCGATCGCCGCCGGCGCCGGTGGTGTGAACGGCGGCCACCGATGGCTCACCCTTTTTCACGCCAGCCATGAACGCGGTGAAATCCTTATCGCGGGCCAGCGATTTCAAAGCCCCTGCATCAAGCGCCATGATCATGCCTCCTCGGTTTCGTCGTCATCGGTTGTTTCATCATCGGTTTCATCGCTTGCCGGCTCATCCGGCACCTTGTCCAGATCGGTCACATACTGAACCGAGCACCGGCAATTCGGGTGGACCGGCGGATCGTCTACCGGGCCGTCGTCGCTGTCAAAACTTTCATCAAGGCCGATCCCGTTCGGGTTTGCCTCAATGATCGAAATACAGATTTCGCAAGTCCGCTCATCAAGATCGATAAGCCACTCGCGCGTGATCGCCTCGGCCGGCAGTGCGCCGCGGTTCACCGCCTGGGTGTAGGCATTGCGCAAGCCTACATTGGAGGCGCGCAGCGATTCGGTGCGCGCGATCGTGACGGCGCGGTACGCCAAATAATTTTCGGCATAGTCGCGGACCATGCGTTCGATCGAGCCATCGGACAGGAATTCGCCACTGTCGATCGCATCGGATATCCGATCGTCGTAATCGGAATTGCGCAGCGCGCGATCGAGCGCGCCACTGTCCAAATCCTCCAACATGCGCCGGTAGTTTGTGACCGCTTGCGCCTGGCGATCGGTGAGCGAAATCGTGTCGCGTATTCCGGTGGCGATGGTATCGAAATCATCGCCGGCGCGCACGCCATCCAGCACGGTGCGCTCGACCGATGCCCGGGCCGCATCTGTCAGTTCCTTGATCAGATCGTCTTGGAGATCCCGCAACTCGGCTTGCGTGTCCTCATCGAACCGATCGAACACGAAGGCGTCGCCGATATCCTTGGCGATCCCGTGGGTGCGCAATGTTTTCGACAGCTGTGGACGCAGCGCCTTGCGATATTTGATCTTGCGGCCGCGGCTTACGAAATCATGCGTGATGCGTTTCGCGCCGACATCGGCGGCTTGCTCGAATATCTTGCCGATTCCCTGGAACGGCTCTTTCAGGATTTGCGCAAAGTGGGTGAAATCGATCTTGTCGATCGCGGCGCGGGTGCGGCCGTGCTTGAGTTCATCGGCAACAGCCTTTACCGGCACGATCATTTTCAGATGCCTGAGCGCGCCGGCGATATCGGCGCGCAACGCCGGTTCACCGCGTTCGGCGATGGCGCGGATCGGATCGTTCCGCGGCCGATAATGCCGCGCCGGCATGATGCGCTTGCGCGCCATCACTTGATCTCGCCGTTTGTGATGTGCCCGTGCCAGTGCCCCGATTTACTGGCGTCAATCGACGGCGCAACGGTGAGCATATTCCAATCGGCGCCGGTGATGGTCCAGCAGAATTGCGGATCGGCCGTGCCAATCGGGACGCTATTGCACGCCAGCCGCGTGGTTTTGCAATGCGGACACAGGAACGTAAAGCCGGCACGCTGATCGCCGATTTCAAACCACCGCGGATCAAGCTCGGATAAGCGCATCAGCACTCCACGAATTGGCCTGCGGTGAAAGCTTGAAACCGTCCATCATGCGGCCTCCACCGATCGGCGCGGCCGCAAGCGCGCCTTGCGCGTGGCGTGCCGGTGGCCGGTGTGCCCCACGGCGCCGTTCATCCGATTGAACCGCTTGGCGATCGCACCGGACAAAATCTTTTCAAGCATCTGGCGCTGCCGTTCGGCTTTCGCCGGCGAGATCTCCGGCTGCGGCTGATCCAGCCCGGTCAAATCGCTGGCACCGTCCTCGCTGATGTCGGGCATGCCGGCGGCGTCGGTGAGATACTCTTGGAGCGTATCGTTCGGGAATAGCGGCATGCCGGCTTGCGCCAGGCGCAGCACGAAATTCGACAACACATCCAAATCGACGCGCTGTGGCATATCGGGGACGTATTTCGGCAACAGATCGCGATCGAAGCCGTTCAGATCGCCGAGCCGCGGCACACCGTGCCGGTTCAAGACATCGGCATTCGAGTTTAAGAAACCCTCCATCGCCTGGAAAAACAGATCGATTTTTGAGACGGCCAGCGATTGCGTGCCGCGCGACTCGTGGCCCAGCTGGAGGAAATCCGCCAGCACGCTGGTCATCATGTTCACGTTATAGCGGCCGATCATCTTGTCGCTATCCGCATTGCTCCGGCCGGCGTTCGGCGCCACGAGCTCGAAACTGTATTGAGCCTCGGCGGTGGGCCCGTTCGGCCCGGGAAAGCGATCGCTCGGGATCAGCACACCCATCTGTTCGTCGATGCGCACATTGGTGGCAATGCGCTTGTATTGCGCCACCGTGGCCAGTGACACCGGATCGCCGGCTGCGGCCTTGTCCAGCAAGATGCCAGGGATTTTGATCACTGGAATTCCGGAGAGGCGTTCAAACAAGATCGCCTCCATTTCCTCAAGCCGCTTGACGTACCACCACGATCGATAAGCAGACCGAAGGATCGAACGGCCCTCCGGATTGCCCTTGTGCGATGACGGCCGAAAGATCAAAAGCTTTTCCACCGGGATATCGACCAGCGGCCCGATCCATGGCTGTTGCGTCATACCGCGGATTTGGCCGGCGCCACCGAAAAACCATTTGATCACGGTGTCCTGGCCGCGCAACGGAATGCGGCGCCAGCCGATCATGCCGTCGTCGAAATCCGATTTCGGCAATTCCTCGCCGCGCGCATCCTTGCCGGGATTGGTGCCGTTGCGGAATTTGTAAACGATCTCATGTGGCGCGAATCCGTAGCCCAGCATTGACAGCTGCTCGTTCACGAAATCGCTCCACGTGTGCGACATATCGTGGCGCGCGCCTTCGAAGAAATCGGCAAGCTCGGCCGCCGCCGGCGTGTCATCGGCCGGCTCGGTTCGCCATTCGATCTTTCGCATCGCGGCTTGGATGGCGAAAATGATCGAACCGATGACGGACGAATTGTCCATCATTTCGCGATAAGCGCGCGCCGCCTGGCGGCCGGCCAGCTGCGGGAGAAATTCTTCGCGGACCCATCCGCCCCACTGGCGCAAGCCGGTTGTGCCGATGTCGTGAAACAGCATGCCGCTATCCAGATCGGGCGCACGCAAGCCGCCGGAGCTATCGAGGCCGCCGCTATCGCCACCCATCATAATCGTGCGCTGTTGCGATGACCGGCCGGCCGCGGTGCTGGGCATGTTTGGCATCGTGGCCGGGAACGTGCCGCCGGCACCGCCCGGCGATCCGGCTGAACCGTGGCCCAGCATGCTGGGCGATACCGTTGCCGCCTTGCCGATGTTCACGCGGAAAGCCATTGAGCAATTCCCCTGTTAGCCGCCGCCGGGCCCATAAGCACGTGCGCCGCTTACGATGATCGGCGCCACTTGGACAATGCCGGTGTCATCCTCAGCATGGGCATAGATGATCGATTCGCCCTTGTCGGGCGATCGCTTGATGCGTTTTTTGATTTCATCCTTGTCCTCGATAAGGATGCCGCGGGCCGTCAGCGAATAGCGCGGCGCCGCCAGATCGGCCCTGATCGTCGGATCGGGCGGGATTTCCAGATCGATGCCGCTGCGCGGATCGAGCGCCTCGCGCAAGCGCCAATGCCACTCCGCGCGTTTGTTGAAGAACCGCAGTTTGCCGGTGGCCTTGTCGGTGCCGGTCGATACGGCGGCGCCGTTCATCGGCACCACCTCCATCTGATACATGCGGGCGATATCGACCGGCGACGACCCCACCGCGATGACGTCGATCTTGAGCGGCGCCCTTTCGGAGCCCAAGATCTCCATCGCCTCTTTCACCACCGCTTGGCCATCGGGGGTTGTCCAGCCCGGCTTGGAGATCTGTTCGGCGAACCATGTGCCGTAGCGCGGCGAGTAAATCGTTTTGTCTTTGCCGCCGCGCGCCACGTCGATGCCCACGGCATTGAGCGGGCCACGTTCGCCGATCGGCTTCGGTCGCCACCGCGCTTGCGCCGCCTCGATCCAAGCGGTGGGGATGACTTGCCACGGGTGATCTTCCTGCGTCGCGTTGAAATCGCCTTTCAACATGATCGAACGCAACGGCTCCGGCAATGCCTGGAGAGTCGCGCGGTAGCCGGTGGCCATCAGGTACGGATTGTCCTCGACATAGGCGTGAAAGAATGTTCGCGATTGCGGCACGATCAGTTCGTCGTCATGCCAGAACGGATCGCCGTTGCGCCGCGGCACATCCTCGCCGTCGATCACCGCGTACCAGCGCAGCTCACCATCGCGCGCCGGGTTCGGGTGGCGCCGATCGAGCCACGGTCCCCAATACTGATTCACCCAATCGCCATCCGCCGATGTCGGCGGATTGAATGCGGCCAGCACGCGAGTCCGCTGGCCGCGGCGTGTGGTGCGCTTCCAGGTGGACAGATATCGAAACTGATACTGCGTGAAATGCGTTACCTCATCGAATGCGATCAGATCATGCGGGCGGCCTTGCCATTTTTGAACATCCTTTTCCTCTTGAACGCCGCCGAATTCCAGCATGCGGCCGTCCTCGAACCGCCAGCGATAGCGCGGCGCGCCGCGATAGACGCCGATGTGATCGAACAGCTGATGCGATCGTTCCTCGATTCCTTCCAGCTGCGCAAACTCGCGACGGAAGATCACCGATTTCCAATGCTGGGTGTGTGCACAGCCGAGCAACAAATCGGTCTTGCCACCGCCGGCGGCGCCACCGTAGCCGGTGACATCAGCTTTGCTTAGGAGCGCGCTTTTTTGCGGGCCGGGGAGCGCTTCCCACGGCACGTTTGCGAGCAGCAGGGCGTCCAGTTCTTCGCGCTCTTGCTCTGTCAGATAAGGCAGCAAGTCTTGCCAGTCTTTCGGACTCGGTAAGTCCCGCTGTGCTGAATTCCTCGTCGCCCGGCGGATGGTTGATGTTTTCATGCACACTTGTTTCGCGCTGGCCCAGGCGTGCCTTGCCTAGAAAAATCAGCATCGTTGGATTCGGTAGAAGTTCAGACTGGGTCTGATTGTTGTTTTCGTCAAACCGCGCCGGCCGGCCGAGCGCGATCGATAGCTGTGCGGCGCCGATCGCCTCTTGCACCTTTGCATCGGCGAGCAACAATTCCTTGGAGTAGTATCGGCGCAACGTATTGATCGACAGTTCGACCGCGGCCGCGATCTTGATCTGTTTCACGCCGCGCTCGGCCAGCACCGACACGCGATCGGCGATCGTCTTATCCCATTCGTGTGGCGGCCGGCCGGCCTCGACATCGTCGCCGGCGCCCTTTCCTTTGGATGCCGCGCGCTTGCGATTCTTTGCCGCCACCGCTGGAAACTCCCCGATTCCGGCCCGCAGGCCATTGAAGAGACAACAGGTCTTAGGAGTTGCTTCTACCACACGGTTCTGATGCTCTTCAAGGCACCGGCCGCGGTGGCCGGGATGGAGAACGCCACATGACCGATCTGGAATTTGAAACCTTGCTGCCGAAACACAGCTACGTGTTCATCGACGGCGCCGAACCCGGCAAGCGCATCGGGCTCGTGAAGCGCGGTGAGCGCGGATACTACCTCACCGATTGCGATAACCCGCGGTACGATGATGCGTTTGTGATGGACATCGTCACCAAACTGAACGAGCGCGCGGATGTGTCGCCCGATCAGGCGAACGCCATGCACATCGGGTCGCTGTGCGGCTGGAATGTGCCTGGTGCCGATCCGCGCCGCTATGCCGATCGCAAGGTGGTGGCGTGATGGCGGCGCTTAACCCGCTTGATGAAATCGATCGCGCCGAGATCACGGCCGCGCTCGATCGCGCGGACCATTTCATCACATCGCTGTTCCTCGGCCGCGGCAAGTTTGAAAAGCACCGCCTCGAAAATCTGGATCACGCGCGGCGCGCCGGCACGTGGCTTCAGGATAAGCATAAGAACGGCCGGCTCGCGATGGTGTACGTGATCACCACAGAGGGCCGGTCGGTGTTTGTGCCGCCATCGTTCGAGGTGGTGCCATGAGGAAAAAAGCTACAGCGTCGGCGGCGATCGCCGGCGCGCCGTTGCCGGCCGGATCGCTGGTCGACGGCGTTGATTGCGCCGGCATGATCGACGATCCGAAACAGGCCGGCATCCCGGTTTATCTGCAAACCCAAAACCGGCGCGCGCTATCGCCGGAATTAAAAGAAAAGCTCGATGCGGCCAAGCGCGCCGCCCGATCGGCCGAACGTGCCAAGGCGTCCGAACGAAAAGCGATGGCAAAAAATCTTGGCATGTCACCGTTCCAGATGCGAAGCACTGGCGCGCCACTCAAATCCGAAACCAAAGCAAAGGACAAAGCCACCATGGCGAAATCGGCGAAAACCTCAGCCCGCCGTTCGAGCACGAAGGCCTCGGCCGCCGGCGCGCGCGCCCGATACGATTGGAACGGTGCCGCCGAGAGGGCCGCCAAGGGCACAATGCCCAAGGCGCTCGATTTCAGCGCGCCAACACACGATCGTTTCCGTGATCTGTTGGCCGAGGTGGAAAAGGCCGCCAAGGCCGGCGACGTCGACGCGCTGCGCAAGATCAAGATCGCGCCGACCTCGTCCAGCCCCAAGGCGATCAAGAGGTACCGCGATCTGTGCGTGGTGGCGTTGGAGAACAAAGCGGCGTGATGATCGTCTGATCGTCGTTCGATCGTCGTTTGACAATCAAACGCGCCTCGCGGCACCCCCGCGAGGCGCTTCCCTTTTGCGGGTCCAACTCAGGCGGCCGAATCGGAAGCGGGCCCGGTCACATTCCAGAACAGCGTGCGCCGGAATTTCGCATTGCCCAGCTGGCGGCACATTTGCCACGCCTTGCATTCATAGTGCCGATCGGCGGGGAACGGCACGCCATCGCCGGTGTGCGCCCAGGCGAACGGCCGCGGGAACCCGTGCATGATGGCGCCGGCGATGTTTAGCGGCCGCCCAACAGCGACCACGTGCAAGGTGGCCTTGGGCCATGCCTTTTGCAGTCCACGCGCCAGCACGCCGCTGCCGCCGGCGCACCACACCTCGTGCGGCTCATAGGGCATGTCGATCGTCCAAGCCGCCTCGGCGATCTGATTGCTTGCGCCGGGCACGTCCATGCCGAACGGCGCCAGCCGCGCACCGGTGGCCTCGCAATACCTTTTGGCGCGGGCCTGCACCACCGAAAGATAGCCGGGCTTTACCAGCACCACCTTGGCGCCCAGCAATCGGGCTTGCGCCTGGCGCGGGTGCGGCACATCCCGATCGGCGCCGAATATCGTGGCGCGCTTGCCCAGCGCCTTGGCGATCGTGGCCAGCGCGAATTGCGCACCGCCCTCCGCCGGGCTGGCGTACACCACCTCATCGGCGCCATCGAACAGCTGGGGCAGATATCGGGCTTTGGTGCCGCCGGGAAACAGATCGTCGCGCACTACGGTGATGCCATCGTGTTCGGTGACGATCGGCGCGGCCGCGGTCATCACGGCATTACGCGGCCGAACTGTGCCGCGGGATCTCCACCATCGGCGCCGGCGATGTCGCCGAACTCGACAGCGCCGCAGGCCCTCACCGCTTTGCGCCAATCGCCTTTACAGAACACGAGCACATTCTGATGCATCTTGCCGAGTTTGCGGCCGGCGGTGAACTGGCGCAGCACGCGCATCGGCAACGAGCCCGCGGCGGTGACAAGGATCGCCTCATTGTAAAGCCGCGCGCCGGCGGCAATGAATGCCTCGACTGTTCGGCCGGGCAAGTTCACGTAATAGCCGTCCTTGTCTCGCACATCACCCACCACCCAAACCGCGAACCGATCGGCTTTCAGCCGCGCCACCGCTTGTTTGATGATCTTGGCTTGTGTCGTGAAAAAATCGTCGACGCCCATCGTGCTCAGATCGCGCGCGTCATCGGAATAGATTTCGAGGTTCCAATAAGGCGGGCACGAGAACAGCAGATCGGCACGCACATCATCGAGCACCTTTCCCATTTCGCTGGAGTCACCACAACGCCAATCAGGCTTGGGTCCGGTGGCGATCGCCATCTGTGCCACGTTCGCCGCGATCTGTTCGGGCCGCAGATCGATACCGACATAGCGCCGGCCGAGGCACGATGCGACCAACCCGCGCACCGATCCGCCGGCGAACGGATCAAGCACCAGGCCATCGGCCGGGCAGAACCATCGATAGACGAGCTCGCACAGCACGGGGTCGAATATCGATGTGCCGGTGTGGCCCGATGCCATGCCGCCCTCGATATCGCCGGCGTCAATCTTGTCTTGCACCCACGATTGCGTGCCGATCGCTTGCGCTTTGCCGGTTTTTGTTTTTCCCACGACGTGCTCCCCGCGCATCAAATCCTGTCCGAACGTTCGCGCATTCTTACCCACTTTTGCCACCGCGCTTTTTGAGATCGCCTTTGCGGTACTCATCCGGCGCGATGCGATGGGTTAAGCCGCCACCGCGGCCCACCTCGGAATGAATGCCGAGCGCGATCCACGACGATTTGCGGTTTTGCCACCAGCCCTCGCGCGCATTGAGCACGCTGAACGGTGGAATGCCGAACCGCTCGGCCAGCGCCTTGTGCGCATCACCAGGCTGTTGCCCGGTGCCAAGTCCGGACAGGAACGCGTTGAGCTCCACGGTGCTGTCCTAACTCCGGGCCGTTTGTCCTAATTTGAATAACGGCTTGTCCTAGTTCGCTTTTTGATCGCATTTTACTTTTTATACCCGCATGAATATATTTTGGTCGGGTGGGGCCATGTACCGATTTGCTGCTGCGATGATCGTCGCATCTCTGCTGACGGGCTGCTCAGGCAACAGCTTGTTTGCGCCTCCACCGACTGCGGAACAGATTGCAGCTAACGACGATGCGCAATGCCAATCCTATGGCGCGCAACCAGGCTCACAAGCCTACGTTCAATGCCGAATGGCTAGAGATCAGCAGCGACAGCAAAATAACGCGGTTATAGCCGCCGCCATACTCAGTCGCCCAACTCCACCGCCACCGCAGCCTTACGTGATGCCGCTGCCTGCTCCCGCGCCGCGCCCCCTAAATTGCGTCAGCACTCCGGTAGGAAATACAGTGTCCACCAGTTGTTATTAGGCCGCCTCAGTTGGCGGCCTCATCATTTCCTTGATCGGCCAAAATTTCCTTGTCGAGCTCTAGCTTTTTGATTAGGCGCTCTATCTCTTTTTCACCAACCGGCCCACTCACGATTAGACGGAAATTGGCGTCTTTGGATAAAAGACCCGCCGTTAGTTCCCGTTCTCCAGCCATCAAAGCACCTGTCGGTTTGGGTGGGTCCACCGGCGGCTTGTTATGTCCTACCCCGGCATTATGGGGGGTCGCGGGAATCCCTACCTTTATTTCAGGCACTTTATCACTAGCCTTGAGTTCAGCAAAGTCCAAATTTTCCTTATAGATACCCAGGGCAGAACGGGCGCTCTGATCCGACATTCCAAGGTCGATTTTGAGATAACTGCGCGCGATGTTGTCAGCGGGTGCACTGGTTCCCCACTTTGTCCAAAGCGTCTGCATTAGTGGCGGTGAAAGAGCAAAACCCCGCTTTAGTCCGGCCAGAACCTCCTCGCGCTCATCACGGAAATATCGAAGGCCGTTCGATGTAAAGAACAAGCGGCGCTGTTCATTATAGCCAGAATCGTCAATTATGCCGTACATTTTTAGAGCGGAAATGGTCTGATTGCCGCCGCTGCTTTTCTCGGAATACTTCCAAGTCTGAAAAGCATCCGGCACCGTTACTGGATGCTCTCCGGCCGCGTCGAAGAGTTCTTTGGCTCGCCCCAAGGCGGCTTCAAGTTTTATAAATGGATAGCGGACGCCCTCCGGCGGAGCCACTGGCAGATTATTCACCGTGGTCATCTGACCCTCCTTTGGCCGATGACAAAATTCTATACGCCCAGCTACCAACCCGTGCAAGAGAAATCTGAAATTAATTTCTTGTACCCATGAATGAGGTATGGTAAAGGTCATTTCAGAATGGAGAGGCCGATGATTAGGAGGGTTTGAGCCCCCGGCGCGCTAGCCGAGCAAAGGGGGCCTGGAATAAGGAGAGGCCGCCTTCCCCGGGCTGAAAACTAGGGAAAAGCGGCCTCGCAATCGGCTCTTACTAAGTGCCCCGTAGTCTAAGTAGGACGCTCGCTGTTACAGGCGGAGAGGTCCGGGTCCAAATCCCGGCGGGGCTGCCAAGGACTGGAATTAGTGGGACCGCCGTGGTTGCAGCCGCAACGGTCCCGATCAAGCGCCCCGGGGACGAGCCCGAAGCGAATGACCATCTGGCGAATATACGCCTTGCAGGGCTGATTTTCCAGAGTCGCTTAGAGCCCGCTCCCCTTCACCCCGATGAAGGACGAGCATCGTGAACAATCTTTCCCGCGACAAGCAAATTGAAATTATCGCCGCCCTGACTGAGGGCATGAGCATCCGTGCCGTCGAACGGCTTACCGGCGTTCACCGCGACACGATCATGCGCCTTGGCGCTCGCGTTGGCCGTGGCTGCGCCGAATTGCATGACCGCATGTTTGTTGGCATCCGCACCGGGCGCTTGGAGCTTGACGAATTGTGGGCCTTTGTCGGCTGCAAACAAAAGAACGTCACCCGCAAGACTTTGCCGGTACGGGGCGACCAGTACACGTTCATCGCGTTGGCATCGTCGGCTAAGGCGATCATCGCTTATCAAACCGGTAAGCGTACCACCGAGACGACAGACTTATTCATTCGCGATCTTCGCGAGCGTGTGCTTGGTGTGCCGGAGATTTCGACGGACGGATTTCATCCCTATAAGAATGCTATCCGCGATGCTTTCGGCGGCCGTGCTCCGCATGGCGTCATCAATAAGACCTACAGCGTAACGAACCTCGCAACGCCGGAAGCCTCGCGCCGCTATAGCCCCGCCGCTGTAGTAGTCGTAAGCCGAGAGGTAGTAAGCGGTCTGCCGATGGACATTTCGACCAGCTACGTTGAACGGCAAAATCTCAGTATGCGGATGGCGTCGCGACGCTTTACACGGCTGACAAATGGCTTCTCAAAGAAACTGGAAAATCACGCGGCGGCAGTGTCGCTGTACGTCGCGCATTACAATCTTTGCCGCTGGCACGAAAGCATCCGCAGTACGCCGGCCGAGGCGCTTGGGCTCACCGATCGCGCCTGGTCGATTGGCGAGTTGCTTGACGCGGCGCTTGCTGTCGCCACACCAGACCCGACCGAAACGGCTCCGGATCGGCGAAAGCGATTTCGGGTAATTGAAGGCGGAAAAACGGGCTAATATATTGAAATCGCAAAGGAACTATCCCAGGCCACCGCCGTTAATGAGTAGAATGGCGGTGGCCTTAGACCGTACAAAAAATTCGCGAAACCGCTGTTTTGACGCACAATTTTCATATATTCTTGGAGTTCAGTGCCTATAACAACAGTCAGAAGTGGCACCGGAACATGTCTCGGCGAGCGACGAATAGGATTTTCAATAAGCTTGGGCGGAGCCCTGGAGATATCCAGCGGGCTCTCCAAGACTTTTCGGCTAGCGCCAACGCATTTACCTTGACCAAAGAAGAGGCGCTAGAGAAGTACAGAGACAAGTGGATTGCAATCTATAAGGGTGAGGTTTCGGCAGTAGCCGATTCGCTTAATCAGCTTGCGACCGCGATTGCCGAAAAACAGCTTCCCGCCGCCGAGACGTTGTTCAGACATATTGATCCTAAGAACAAGGTCTTCATTCTCTAAAGCACCCGACAAATGATAATCGGCCGCTTTGAGTCTTTTTCGAAGCGGCCAATGGTCGATTGCTTCCTGACTCTTCCGGCATTCAAAGTTTCAGGGATAGTCCCCTTCCTTATCGACACGGGGGCCGATTGTTCCCTTCTCATGCCAGCGGACGCCCGCCGTTTAAACATCGACTTCCAGAAATTGATTTACACTCGCGAATCCCATGGCGTCGGCGGGGTTTGCAAGGAGCACCGAGCGCCCGCCAGTCTCATCGTCTCGGATCAGAAATTGGCTTATGGGTATCGCTTCGCTTTAAGCATCGCCGAGCCCACTGAGGACTTAGAAGAATGCCCGTCCATCCTTGGAATGGACATTCTTCGCTATTGGAAATTGACCTGTGATTATTCTGAAAAGCAACTCTTCATCGAAGTGAAACTGTGTGACGAAGAGCGCCCTATTTAGATTGTCCTAATTCCCCTGCGCGGGCGTCCTAATTCGGACAGTACCCGGTCATCGCGACTGCGGAATGCTGCGCCGGCCTCGCCTTTCGGGCGGTCACGCCGTCTTTACGCGGCGGCGCGGCGTCGTGCGCTCCGCGGCGCGCGCCTCAATCCAAGCGTCGATTTCGGCTTCGATATAGCCGTTAGTTGCGGCGCCGAGCTTCACCGGCTTGGGAAACTTTCCGTCCGTGACCAGCTTCGCAATCCACTGCCGACTGAAACGGATTCCCTTGAGGGCTCGCAATTCGGGATAAGACAGAACTTTCAT